TTCTTCTTCAACTACGAAGTCTTCTTCTTCAACTACGAAGTCTTCTTCTACAGGAACGTCAAAGTTTTCATCAGCAGGGACGTCAAAACCTTCATCCAACCCTGGAGGAGGTACGTCCAGATTATCTTCTGCTGGAATAGCAAAGTCTTCTTCGTAGGCAGAAGCTGGAGGTACATCTAGGGTAGGCTCTTCTTCAGCTGCTTTACGAGCTTGGTAATCTGCAAGATTTGCATCAGCGATACGCTGAACTTCGGCCATGTAAAAGTCTGCTGCTTCTTGACCCATGCTCTTAAGAATAACTTCTCTACGGTCATCCACTCCTTTTACAGATGCACTACCCTGACGACCCACGTCAGTTACTGCACGTTGGGTAATAGAGTTACGATCTTCTTCAAATAGCGTTGCTTCTGCACTAGTCTGAGTATCTACTTCTGGAGCTGGTGGTACTTCTACGTTTTCTTCGGTAATGTTGCCCATTAACGAATCGTAGACTTTACCCATCTGAGCAACTTCGTTTTTAACGTTGCCCATAAGCTTAAAGATCCCAGAATTGTATCTAGGATTTAACATTTGGTTTGCTACATCAGCATACTTAATGTCTGTAGTAGGAGCATTAGGACGATCAGAGTTAGCAACCGTTGCACGTTTGTCCGAATCAATGTACTGAGTGAGTAAGTTTGTGAGAGCTTCTCTGCGTGTTTTCGCTTTGCCCATCTTAACAGCATTGTCCACTGCTGTTTCAATCTTACTGCGTACATCTTTGACACCTGCATCCCAACGATCTAGTTTGTTAGACTCATAAAAGTAAAAGTTTTCTAGTTTGTTGATGTTATCTTCGTAAGCTTTAGTATCGCCATCGGCCAATGCTGCTTTAGCGCCGGTAAAGTAAGTAACAAAACCTCTTACACCAGTGCTTACATCTTTAGCTACTTCTACTAGTGGCTTAATACTAGCAAACTGCTGTCCGTCTTTAAAACCTTGAGAAACAGCTTCAGTAGCCTGCGTTTGTTCTTGCTCATTAGCCGCATTTAAGCCTTTGATAACACTAGCAACAAGATCTTCTTCTTTAATAGAAGGATCTTCCGCCACTGCAATTTCAACTAGGTCCTTTACTCTGCCTAATTTTACTGTGAACTCTTCATCAGACTGAAATACGGTGTTAGAACCATCCAGCAGAGTATCTCTAGCTTCAGTAGCTGTGGCCTGTGCTTGTTGACGAGACTCAATATTTTCAGAACCTTGTGCAGAGTAGTAAGCAGCCGCAGGAGTAGTCGCAGTAGCCATACGAGCAACGTTAGCTTCTACGTTACGCGCTACATCCATCTCAGCTTCACGAGACTCTGGAGTGTCTTGCTGAGGACGTGGAGTTGGTCTAGAGCCTACTGTGTTTCCTGCCGCTCTAAAGCCAGCGCCTACAGTGTCTAGTGCAGCTTTGCCGCCACTAATCTGTACACCACCTGCCATACCAGCAACCATACTAGTCATAATTTCTGCGCTAGCATCGCTAAGAATTTGCTGTAAAGATTGACCTTCAAAATCAGCAGCGTCTAGCTTCTGGTTGATCTGTTCAACAATGGTATCTACAGTTTCCTGAGTACCTTCTATCAGACCACTTTTAACTAGGCGTCCAACAGTTTCACCGGTAGCTTTAACTAAGCTTCGCTTAGCTGCTTCTTTTGCTACAACACCTGGTATATCTTTCATACCTACTAATGACTTCAAAGACATCATTTCAGTAGTAGATACGATACGGTTCAGTACAGCCATGCGGAGCATTTGCTCAGCGCTTGGATCTTCACCGTTGTTATTTTCTTTGAACGCTGTAATATCATTGTTCATACGAACCATCATATCAGCGTTAGTGTATACACTACCTTTTAGCAAATCAGTAAAGCGTTGGCCAATAGTATAACTACGCTGCAGCTGAGCTACCTTAGCAGCGTCACCAGCAGCTTGTGCGGCAGCAACTTCAGTTCTTACAGTAGCTAAGTTAGACTGCAGTGCCCCACTAATTAACTTTTCAGCCCCAGGGGCTACTTTTGCTAGTAACTTTGTACCACCTTTAGTAGCTGCACCTAAACCACCACCTGAACCAAATAGCTCTGATACCATACCAGCAGTAACAGAAGGATCAGTAAGTACTAACCAAGCAGCTTCGCCAATATTGGCAAGTTTGTCAGGATTAGTGAATGCTTCTTTAATACTGTCCCAGCTGGTAATATCAATACCAGACTTCTGGAATTCATCAGCAGCTCTTTGTAAAGTAACTTCGCCTAGTTTACGATCATACCCAACAAGACTATCAGCAAATTCTACTGCAGCTTGTTTGTAGCCATCGTCAAACAGATCGATATCTAGGGTATCGTCACCAGTGTACATGCGGGCAGCAAGCTGTGGCAAGTAAGTAAGTACTTCTTGGCCTACGTCAATAATGTCTAGTAAACCTTTTGCTGCGCCAGCAGGAATAGCCGCACCTGTCTGCAGTACTTCATTAAAAACAGATTGATTGTCATAACGAGACTGTAAGGCTTGATCAGCTAATCGCTGACGATAAGCCATCAAGTAATCTTGATCTGAATAGTTACCACGATAATAAGGATTACGAACATTATCCTGTGAAGCGTAGCTGTATAAAAATTCTTTAGCTTGCTCAGGTGTAAATGCAGTACCGTAATCTTCGGATGCAGGGTCGCCAAAGAATGCTTCCCTAGAAGTGTAATACTCAGTAGCACCAGAACCATAACGATCATAGTTTTGGATATCCATTGTGTCTGGGACTAGGCGCGCATCTCGTGCGCCTGCACGGCCATGACCTAATCCTTCAATAGTAGTAGCAATGTAGTCTGGAAGTAAAATATCGTGGCGTTGTTTAGAAACGTCTACACCACTTTCGCCTGGCGCCCAACCATAGTCTTCAACCATACCTGGTGTATAGCGAGCATCAGAACTAGGGAGATCCCCACGTGCTAGACCAAACTTAAACGCAGTATCACTATCTTGTGTGCCATAACCATAACTACGGCGTACAGGCCCTTCATAACGTTCGCCTGTAGAGATATTGTAGTAGCCTTGGTCATCTTGAGCTAACGCTAAGTTATTAGAAGCATAGTCCCAGATAGAAGTATACTCAGCACCAGATAATTCATTCCAGATCTTGTTGCTATTGCTTTCCATAGTACCATCATCAAGGATGGTATATGTATCAGAAAGATTACTGTACTGTGATTGTTGTCCTAAACGAGCAAGCTTTTCTTCTCGTCTTTGTTCAAGCGAGTCTGCTTTATCTGCAACACTGGTGTCAAGGAAATTGGACGTACCATAAAGAGTAGCCTGACTTTCAGGCGTGTAAGAAGAGCGCTCTTCTAAGAAACGAGCATAATTATCATTACCAGTGTAATCAGATTCACCAGACATACTATTCCCAACTGCTATTATTTATTAATAAAGTGTACCACACTTTAAATCTGTGTGATACACCTATTTTATAGATGTTACTGACCGGATAGTTCCAGTAGTTCTCTTCTTTGGAGGTAACGCATATTAGCAGTTTGAGGGATGTACACATCTCTAAGAAGCTGCTTTCTTTGCTCAGAAGTAGAAGGATTTAACAGTTCACGATTTAGCATGTCTAAATCTTGTTGAGTTGTTAATAAATCTCTACTAGCACGAGCTACGCCCCTATCAGAGCTGTTTAAATCAAAAGCTTCACCAAGAATAGTAGGTAAACTATCCATGTTTACTTCTGCAGTATTAGGAAGTCTACTTGTACTAGGCAATACCGACAGCTCTCCCCTAGTTAAAGGAGCTACAGTAGTGTCACCAGCTTGAATTGCATCTGCTTTGGCAGCTGCAGTGGTAGCTAGCGCTTCTCTAGCAACAGCAGCCTCTTCAGCCGCAGCAGCTTGCGCAGCTAAGTTACGATCTGCAACTTCCGACTGAAGAGCAGTAAGGTCAGGCATAGCCAAACTTTCATACATAGTCGGTAAGCTGGCGGTTCTTGTAGGAATTGCTGAACTAACACGACCACCTAAAATATCTGCAGCACTACGACCTGTAACCTCAGGTAAAGTGTAGTCAGACTTATTAATAAAAGTCCTGCCTGTAGTACTCCCACTGTTAAGGGCTTTAGCTAGATTTACTACATTAGTAACATCTGTAGGATTTTCAGGATCTACAGTTCTGTTATCTGTTAATGTACCTTCAAAAGAAGTAAGTAAGATTGCTTCACGTAAAACACTTACAGGAATACCAGCCGACTGAACTTCCGGATCTTGGCTAAGGTTAGTTAATAACTGGATAGCCTGCTGTTTATCTTCTTGACCCCAGCCATCTAGGTTGTTTACGAACTCATTGAAATCAGAAGCATCCATACCAGTAGAAGATGTTCTACCACCATTGCTGCTAGCTGCTTGACGTCTAGTGTAGTAGTTGTCAAATAGTTTTGCCTGCTCTACAGCACGTTCGTATTTAGCTACATCAGCAGCCTGCCCTGAAGCAATTAAATCTGCTGCTTTAGGTAAACCACGTGCTTCTGCTCGTGCTGCTAAGTCTTGACGAACTTCAGCAGACATAGGAGCAGTATGGCCAGCTTCAGCTAACTGTTGCTGTCCGTATCGAATAAACTCTTCTTGAGTAGCTAGATAAGGTAAACGACTAGCTGCAATACCCAAATCTCTTTCTTGGTTTGTCAAAAAAGCATTTATGTCTGTTTCATAATTACTATTTAATGCATTATCTCGCATTGTAGTAACTTGATTCATTGCTCTACTACGAGCTTCTTCTTCTGGTAATGCTTGAGATAGTACAGCAAAACGTCTATCAAACTCTGCCTGTCCTTCAGGACTAAGCGCACCTTCTGGAGTTAAGAAATTACGACGAGTATTGATTAGCTCAATGTTTGCATCTGCATCTGCACGTTGAGCAGCTAGTCCTTCATTCTGAGTCTGCCAAACACCTTGAGCATTAGGACCCAGTATATCTAGGTTATTAGGTACTGTAAAAGATCCTAAAATAGTATCATTTTCTCTAGCCGTAGCTGCATCTGCAACTGTCTGATCATGAACAGCTTGCTTACGGTCTTCTTCTGACTGCAATAATGCTAAACGAGCTTCTCTATCAGATACAGTAGCCGCATCACGAGCTGAGGTAGCGTCTAGTTGGGCTTGTCTAAACGCAGCAGTACGTTGCGCTTCTGCTTCTTTATAAGCTTGTTCAATCTCAAATCTACGCTTATTTTCCTCGGCAGCAGCAGCTAAGCGAGCACGTTCTTCTTCAGCATCCCCTTGGCCAATATAGCTTTTAGACAACGCCGTAAGAGAATCACTAATACCTTTAGTCCAATTAGCGCTTCCACCAGGGACTGTAACGTAGTTACCTTGTCTAGACATTGCTTATCCTTTAACCTCGAAACGAGTTAAACGCGCTGATATTATTATTGCGTCTAGCTTGCTCTTGTTTAGCGGTATTCAAGTTAAACTTCAATGACTTATTTTGCAGTTTAGCTTGCTCAAGCATTGACGGTAAAGCAGCGGCTTGCATAAGAGTAGATGCAAGACCGGTAATATTACCCATCATGTATTTATCACCAAATAATCCTTTTAAGCCTCCTGCGGTAGCAGCGTTATCAACACCTGTACCACGAAGAGCGTCATAAGAATCATATTGGTCCATAAAAGAAGAATTATTAATATCTTCAAATGCAGTGTTATCCCAAAGTTCTCCTTGGGCAGAATCAACCAACGCGCTTACTTGGGTATTGTTTAACTTACCCGCGTCAATTAATCGTTTTAGTTCCTCTACAGTCATTTTTAGAATCCTATAATTTAGAGGTGTATTTGCGCAATTATTGTATTATACTACACAACCAGTATGTTTTCAAACGCAGGTTCATTGTAGCTAGCTTTTCTTAAAGCCTGTTTTGTTGTTCTTTGTATATTACCCATGGCTAATGGACCGCCTCCTCGTTCATAAGGTTGATCAAACTCTTGGGCATATATAGACCAATCTGCAGTAGCTGGTCTAGCATAAATATACATAAATCCTTTTAAAGCATCATACTCTCTGCTCAACTCTTGGGTAAGCTGTTCGTATTCTGCTTTTAAATCTTTGTTTTTTTCTTTCAATTCCTCTAGCTTTATTTGCTGAGGTAATGTAAGTAGTTTTACTGCCTTTGTCAAAAAAGATAAAGACGAAGCTGTAAGGTTACCTGCAAATACGTCTGTAGCGCCTTTAACAATTTCTTGCACAAAGTCATCAATATAATCAGCAACAAACTCTTTAATAGTCTCTTTAATACCTTCTTCTGCCGCTTTTTCAGCAGCTTTTTGTGCCATCTTTTGAAGACTCTGGGTTAGCATAATAATAGTGGCTATGATAACTAGTGGCTCAATCATCTTGTTAGCTTCTGCAAATGCAGCAGCCCAATCATCCATACCTGCAAGAGCAAATGCCAATGTTAATAGTGTCAGAACTGTAGCAGCTGCTAAAATAGCGCCCCATACAGTTGCAGCACCAAATGGATTTACTATTACTAGTACTACAAAAGTTACAACTGCTAAAGCTTTCTTCCACCACTTAACTTTTTTCTTTTTGTACCCAGAGTCTATAAGACTTACTAAGTAAGAAAATAAACCTTTATAAGTAAGTCCGTAGTTTCTGGGGTTACGTACTGCATCGGCCTTAAGATAGTATGTACCGCCAGAGTTAAGCCAAATATTACTATACCTAGAATCGTCTTCTTCTGCTTCATTTTCCCACAGAAGATAGGGACGAGTAACAATATCAGGATCATCCTGCAGATCACTAATATCCATAGCTGTAATTTCTTGCTTAGTCCAGTACCCATTAGGGTAGGATAAACGAGTTCTTGTACGGCTTGTATACGTCTTACCTAGGTCTAACGCTATCTGGTTTACTACAGCAGATGAAGTATCAAAAGACATATGAGGTATTTCAATATCTACAACGTAAGTAGCGTATCTTCTACCTGTACTACTCTTAGCGTAACCAATCTGTACATCTTTAATTGTGCATACGACGTCGTTATTACGTAACGCATATCTAGATAACGCGGCTAGCCACGGGTCATCAGGAGAAAGGTCATCTTCGTCAGGCAATTCAACATTAGCTACACTGCTTGTAAAGGTGCCTTTATTAATAACACCTACGCCTTGTTGAGATATTAAACAAGTATCCCATAAAGTTTCGTAGTTATTTTGAATAGCGGTAATAAGTTGTTCAGTAGGCCAGCTAGGGTCTAATAAAGGGGTAGTACTAACTGTGTCTGTTCTAGAACCATCTATTAACGCTTCAATAACAATACTCGTAGTGAGCGTAAGGTTTTCAGGCATCGCACCATCAGCCTCATCCCACCATAACTGATCTAAGTTATATGATACAAACAAGTGGTACGAGTCTTCTAAAGTACCACCTTCTGCTACAGGTAACCCTGAACCTTTGTTCTTATTAAGATAGAACCAAGCACTTTGCACCCCTTTAGGATCATTGTTATTAAGATCCTCATAAGCACCTAGGTACCTAAATAACTTTTCAAAGTTAGCAGGCCTAGCACTTCGAGGGTAGTAGTATCTACGGTGGTTTAGAACTTCCACACCCCCAATATAAGTGGTACCCCAAAGTCTTGTAAACTTCCTAGTACTACCTAGATTGTTAATAAAGTCAGACTTTAAGATATCACCTATATCAGGCTGTGGTCTTTTCATGATTAGTACGTAGGAGTAGCTTCATCAGTTGTAGTAGTAGCTGCTTTCAAGTTACGAGCAGCATCAAGGATTGTATCCAACAAGATACCGCCTGGCTGATTAGCACCAAACTCAGCGTATTCAGCTGCAATAGCTGTACCCAACATAGAAGCAGAACCTGTCAGAGCGTTAGCCCAAGCGTTGTATACATACCCTTTAGCTTGTTCAATAGCAATCTCTTGCTGAGTTTTACTAAGAGTTTTGTAATCACCGTGGCTAGCTGCAACACCGGTAATACCAGTACTACCAAGACCTGAATAAGTGTAGTTACCATAGTTAACGTAAGTATCAGCAACAATCTTATGTACTGCTGCATGAGACTCTGTAACTTTCTGTTGAACTAGGGCAATCTCTTCTGCAGTCTTATTGATGTTGCTATCAACTAGCTCCATGTCTTTGTAGACTTTACCGTCAGAAGCCAAAGAAGTTACGTTACCTTCACTATCAAATGTAGCAGTACCAAACATACGTTTAGACTCTACTTTAGCTAGTCGGATAGTATTCTCAATTTGTTTTACTTGTGCTTGTTTTACATAGTTCTCTTGATCTAAAATATCCAACTGTTTAGCAAGTTCTAGCTTCTTAAGCGCAATTTCTTTTTCCGCATTTGCCCAAGCCATTGCAGTAGACATACTAGAGCTAGTGATGTTATTGATGATACCGCCAACAATATTGCTGATAATCTCAGCTTTCTGCGCTTCATCGATTGCACCAGAGTCTACCAGATCCTGGATCGTCTCTTTAGCACGAATATATGCAGATGTGCCAGACAGCGATTGTCGTACAAGCGTTTCGTACTTATCAGCTACGTCTAGCGTGTTAGTAAGTGAAATAGTAGCCATGGCTTATAAAGTCTCCTCATAGTTAGGCGTGTAAACAAAACTAGGGTCACTCTGTCGAGCAGCTTCAGCTTGTTTCATAACATTGTCTAAACCAAGCTTAGCAGCTTGTTTGTCCTTAAGAACACGATCAGTGTATACCGCTTGATCTTGCGACTGTAGCAAATCAATTTCTTCCTGCAGCTTAGTAAGCTGTTCAGGTAAAAGGTGATCTACTTCGTACTGTTTAGCTTCTTCTTCGGTATCTAAAATAATACGCTGTTTAATGCCAGTAAGTTCTTGTTCCACCATACCACGTTCAGCAACATCTACATCTTTTACAAGTTTGTTATGTTGATCAACTTGTAAAGTTGTATTTTCATATTCTTTGATAGCAATATCTTGATCCAAGACTAGACGTTGTTTGCTTCCAGTAGCTTCTTGTTCTGCCATGTCACGTTCTGCAACATCAGTTTGCTTTTGAATTTGCGCCAGATTAGCGGGTAATATGTTATCCACTTCATACTGCTTAGCTTGTTCTTCAGTGGCTAATAAAGTTTGTTGTGCTATATTAGTATTATGTTGATCAGACTGTAAAACAGTATTTTCGTAAGTCTTTAAAGCAATATCTTTATCTAACACTAGACGCTGTTTAGAGCCAGTGCTTTCTTGCTCAACCATTCCGCGTTCAGCAACGTCAGTTTGTTTTTGTACTTGGGCTAAATTAGCAGGCAATATATTATCTACTTCGTATTGCTTAGCCTGTTCTTCAGTATCTAGAATAGTACGCTGCTTAGCACCAGTAAGTTCCTGTTCCGTAATAGTACGTTCAGCAACATCTGTTTGTTTCTGAATTTGAGCAAGCTCTGCAGGCATCAAACTATCCACTTTATATTGCTCAGCTTCTTCTTGAGTTGCAAGAATAGTCTGTTGAGCAACATTAGTGTTATGTTGATCTGGTAGTAAAGTTTCTACTTCATAAGTTTTCGCTGCTAATTCCTGCCCAGCAATTTCTAACTGCTTAGTTTTAAGAGCAGTACCAGCTACAACATCTTCAATCTGAGCTTCAGTAAGTTGTTCTTGAAGAGCAAACTGCATACTTTGCTGAAGTACAGCTTGCATACCACCTAGGTAGACATTAGCGTAGTCACTACCGGTGATTCTGTTGTTAAGGTACTGACTTTCTATCTGGGCATTAACAGCTGCCATGAGCTTGTCAAAGACTCCAGTATCAGCATCATTAGTGATACTGTCTAATTGTATATCTGCCATGTCTTAATCCTAGGGTTAAACGTTTGCTCTATTATACCAGCTTTACTGTAATATGTCTTTACTAAACTGGTTCAGGTATTACTGATAATCTTTCTTGCAAAGCAATAAGCAGCTGAGGGTCGTCCATAGAAGTAAAAGTACTAGCCGCAAAAGATAACTTGTAAGTACCTATTTTTTGTAGTATTTCCGGAGCTACTTCTTTAGAAATAGAAACAGTTACTACTGATTCCCCTGTTACCATATTTGATGACATAAACTCTATGTCAATTTCTTTATTTTCTAAGTTCATTATCACACCTATGTAGTATATTTATATACGTATATTTCCCATTTAAACCCTAATGAATGGTTAGTCCCTGCTGGCGTACTTCCTTTACTAATACCTGGTTCTGAATCCCAACCCATATCAAGAACAGTAACATACGATAACCACCCTGCATAAAAATGTGCTATTTCTCTACTAGCATACGCCGTCATCCATGTACTGTCTACAGCGCCATAACGGGTATTAACAGCACGAGCGTTTACATCAATAGGTATAGGGCTTTGAGCGGGTACCCTTAAGTTAATAAAGTTACTAGCAACAGAACCAGTACCACTTGTCAACGTTATGTACATTGTAACAATATCATTATCTGTGTCAATGTTAAGATTGTGCGGTATGTATCTCCAAGAATTAGAAGATGTTAAAGTACTATTACCGGTTGCGTAACCAACTTGATAAAGCAAACGTTGAGAACTATTAAATTTTTCAACATTATTACTGTTTTGGATAATGATCTTATCACTAGTTATTTTTAAACTCATGGAGTTACCGCAATTCCTATATTGGTAGGAGGTACTTCAATTTTTGGTAAAACAAAAGGACTAAGTACCTTACCCCAGTATCTACTACTGCTACTGTTAGTATCAAATATACTAGACAAAGAAAAGGTTTTTGTACCAGTATTGTAGGAATTTACTGTAAAACTACTACGGTCTGGGATATTATTAGCATTCCACCCTTTTTGATCCCAAGTACGATTAGCCGTAAACCAATTAGTACCTGATAAAAAATAAACTTGATAGTAACCTTCGCCGTAAGTATTATAAGCGTCAACTATTTCATCATGCATAATTTCGATAAAAGGAAGCATAAAAAATTGACCTTGCTGGTTAGGTACCCTAAAAACCATTTGAACAAGCTTTAAGTAAACGGTACCAACATCAGCATAAGTATCCCCGTAGTTGTTCTTATACTTTATAGCCCCCATAGGTGTTGTTCCTTCTATAAGCATAAATAAAGGTGCACCTTGCGGCATCGTAATTCCGCAAGAAGAAATCCATTCTGTTATACCTGCTGGCGCATAAAAAGAATAATACCCACTCGCTGCGTTAGTAGCAGGTACGGTACCATTATAGTTGTGACAATCACCTAAGGTCATAGCGTATCCAGTATTCTCAGGGTAGTATATAATACCCTCTTGGGTATACAAGAAATAAGCTCTATAACCAGGTACTTGGGTATAACCACCAATTTGCATACTACCAGTAGGATCTGTTTTTAAATACAAGTTATTAGTATCAAATGTGGAGTTACCACTGCTATCCCTTGTAATAATTCTACTTGGAGTAATTTCTACTTTATTAACCAATTACATGTACCTTTACGTTAGTAAAAGAAGTAGCTTCAACATTGCCTGTAAAAGCTACTGTTATTACTTTTAAATAAATATTATTATTACTTGCATCATATGTAGGAAATATTTGTCTTTGATAAATATCGTTATTGTAAAAGTAACCTTCGTTATACAATACTCCCCCTAGTTCTAGTAATAAATTAGATGGGTTAGTAACAGGGCTTACTCCTGCGTTTATTGTATCTATTCTTACGGTAGGAACTGCTAAACTACCCATTAGTTAATTCTCGATAATAAATAAAAATAAGGCCCTATAGTAAATAGTGTTAAATATTTACCTAATATAGATTGTTCTTTTTCTGTATTAGTGTATTTGCCAAACAATTTGCATATAGCTAGGCCTTGGCTCATTAGCCGTTTACCTGTTTTATTATCTTTTTGTTCATATCCCATAAGATAAGCCATATGGTGTGCCCAAGGTGTAGCTATAGTTTTAGTTAGGTTAATAAAACAATTCCTTTGTTTTTCTTCCCTTAGTTCTTTATCTCTAATCCAAAACATTATATTAGGGCCTGAAGTTTCCATCCAATCAACTACTGACTGGGCCCATTTAATATAACCAGCATAAGCTTCTGGGTTTTCATTTTTTAATTTAAACCCAAATTCTTGATCCGCTGCATAAATATGTGAAGGTAGTAATCCATATTCAAACAACTTTGAACATATGATTTTACAACCACCTCCTCCATCAGACCAAGTCTCCGTATGCCTAGGCAAGGAGGTAACAGATACGGTACTTATAGATACAACTCCTTGAATAGTCACAAAATTAAAATCAGTATGAAATACTAGGCTATCTAGGTTACCTGTTACGTCAGCAGCCATATCAGCTAGTTCAGCAGCAGTGTAATTATTATTATCCGCAATTAATATGTTACCGCTGTCTTCATCAATATAGAAAGTCCTAGCTGCCATAGCGATAAACCCCTAAAACTTTAGAACTAGAGAGGTCTACATCATCAATACAAGAAATCATTGAAGGAATATGATGTATCATTTTGTTATTACCTAAGTACACCCCCATATGGGATGTAGCTGTTTTATTAAATTGCCATACAATAATATCGTTAATTTCAATCTCTTCTACAGGTACTCTAACAAACCCAATATCTTCTAGTAAAGGATTAACAGCATTCCGAAAATAATATATAAGCCTACGCATTGGTATTGCTTTCATTAGTTTTTCGTACCCTACACCATCATTAGTAGCATAGTCTAAATACTTAGCTGTCATAATAGCGCAGTTCTGGTCTTTTAGTCTGTAAGGTAGTCCTATGAAAGGATTATCGCTAAGTACTGAGTATGCGTTATTCCGCTTATCAATAAAAATTGTACCCTTACCTAAAAGTTTATCAGTAGCTAAAAACTCACCATCATCAGCTTTTATAAACTTACCGCCAGTAATATTGTACCTAGCTCCTATGTTATTTAAGAACTCTTGGTACTGTTTTGCTGCGTCTACAGGGGCAAACTCTGTATCTTCTTCCGTAATATTTACTTGCTCTTGTTGTTCAAAAGCGGCTACTGCTGCATCAATTTGTTCTTGGGTAATACCTAGGGCGTCAATCTCTTCTTGTGTAAGAGCTGTTGCACTATCCCATGGAATATCAGTGTACATAAATTACCTCATGATGTTTTAATGGTAATAGTACCAGCAGTCAGGTCTAAAATAAAGGTGCCTGTACTATTTTGTAGTGTACCTGCAGTAATTGTACCCATATCAGCATTGACCGCTGATAATGAGTTAACAGCTAAATGATCTGCTGTAACACTACCATCAACAATCATACTACCATCTATAATAAGGGCAGGAGCTTCCCATTCACTACCATCATAACGTTTAGTTAACGTGCTACCATCACTAGCTTCCTGTGTAAATACGTCACCTGCTACAGGAGCTCTACCTACTACAGTAGTAAACCTGGACGTAATAGTAGAGTTAGTACTGCTAGTGGAAGTGTAAGCAGCGGTATGGTAAAAACCTGCACCTGGGCTACCAGGAGCCCCATCAAAATAGTCTGTACCTTTTACAGGAGTATATCCTTCAGCACCTTTAGCAGCTATCAAGGTATACGTGGTAGTACTTGTGCTTCCATCAGTATAGGCAATAACAGTCTTATTCCATAGGTACGGTTTACTATCAGAAATAGCTCCTGCGTTAGCTATAGAAGTTTGCCAAGTATCTGTAGGCGCCGTAGTAGCACTAGTACCTAATTGATAATACTCAGTAATACTACTAATACTTTTAACCATACTAGTAATTAAGGATACTGAACTATCGTCAAAGCTACCATCGGACCTAGAGTTACGGTTAAAGTTCCATAAGTACCTATTACTAGATGTAGGACTAGAAGGACTAGTACTCCAGCCAGTATCAATAGTAGTATCGCTTGAGTACCTATCGGGGGCAGTATCTGAGTTTGTTAGTTTATAATATTCTGTCGTACCTGTATAACTTACACCATCATGCCCTGATACTTTAATAGCAGTATTCCAACTACCATCATGATTAGTCCACGGAGTTTGGTCACTTACTTTAACTAGGGTCAAAGACGTACGCCAAGTAGACTCACCCGTGTCAGGACTTCCTACAGAAGGCGTCCATGTTGCATCAGCAACTACTGCAGAGCTACCTGTCGTAGCATCAAAATAATCAGCCACTGGAGGTAAGGTCGGAGCTTCAGCTGCATTAGCATATAAAAATATTTCTTTATACGTTTGTCCTTGTAGTGTTTTACGCAATAAATCAGTAATTGTAGGAGCACGATCGTCCATTACATCGATGCGAGGGCCCCAAAAATATGTTGATCTCGCACTTGTGCTAGAATCATTATAGTAAAATGCTCTTATATGAGCACTATTAATGGCCTCGGAAGACATACGAAAATCATTAAAGCTGGAGGTACTAACTTGCACCCCATCAGATACCCGCCAAATACCAGTTTCAGCTCTATTTGTAGTTTCAGTACTGCCATAAGGTTTTAAAAACCCTACTAATAGGTACCATTCGTCATTTGAAGGTAAATCAAAGCTAGATCTAAAATAAGGATTTGTAGTATTACTACCGGTATTAGTAGTAACTGCAGTATTACTTCCGTCAGTATAAGCATGACAGCCAAAATACCTGACAGCCCCAGTAGACTCTTGCTTCATAAATAGAGTGAAGCGATATGTTTTTGACGAGTCTATTTCTACTTTAGGAGACCCTTTAAATCCACCATCATGACCAGTACTAGTATCATTATTTGTAGCAGTCCATATAACAGAAGTGCCCCCAAAAGGGTCTGTTCCTAGCGCCCTACTATTCTCAGTAGTAAGACCAGAATAGGTCCAAGTACCTCCTTCAGTATCAGCACTACCAGTACCTATAGGCCAGGGTAGTGTTTTTTGTGCAAGCAACATATTAGGGGTATGCTCAGAAAGCATAACAGGGGCACCCCAAGTATATGTAGTGCCGCCTTGCCCTTTAGTACCGATAGATACCCAGATATTATCTACTTTAGTAGGTAATGTAGCTGACCACCCAGAAGGGGTAGTAGAACTAGCTGCTGGAGTAGCTGGAGCTGTAGTTGATACTGTATAGATAGTATCAGTGGCTTCACCAGATAAACCTGTAAGTTGTACAGGAGTACCCCATTCACTATCAACAGTCTCCCAATTTCCTGAACCTTGAGGTTGCCTTAAAGTAATTTGTGTACGCCACGTAAGCTCTCCTACAGAAGGAGTAGCTGGGTTAACAGTCCAAGCAGGAGTAGTGTCCGTTGCTCCAATATCAACAGAGCTACCTGAAGTATTCCAACCTGCAGTTGCTCCTGGTTTAGTAGGACTGCTAGAAGCATTGGCGTAAAGCACTACCTCACGGTAAATATCACCATTAGTTTTTTGGGTATAAACAACTGGGTCAGACCAAGAAATACTAACGCTAGTTTGAGTTGCGTTACCGGTTACTAAGCCAGTCGAAACATATATTTTTTCGCCTGTATTATTAAGACCTGGTAAACTTCTACTCCAAGTAAAATTTGTAGGATTTGTGCCAATACTAAGACTATCAGTACTAAAATTATAAGTACTACCTGTAGGGACAGTAGCAGTACCGCTAGTAGCATTACTGTAAATAGTTAATTCACGTATAATAGGTGCATCAATTACACGTTTATCTACATAGCTAGTGGAAATGCCCCCAGCAGATACTACTTTTTTAATAGACCATAAATCACCAGCACCACTTGGCACATCAACTACGTTAGTGTACCAAGTATCAGCACCGTCAGGATCGGAAGGGGTAGAACTTTTTCTAGTAAATAGAAAATCTGTGTAAGCCCCATCCACACCCTCAGCACCTACAAACGCTACTTCAATTCGTTTAACAGACCCACCATCACCAGTAGAAGCCCAAAACTTAATAGTATTTGTACCAGCTACTAGATTAGTAAAATTAAACTGGTACCATTCATCAGTGGCATTTCCAAGAGTACGAGAAAATGGTACTTCTACGCTATCATTAAATTTAATCCTAACGCCGCCTTCCGCGTCGTTAGCAAGTACCCTGATAATTACATTACCTGCAAAATTCGAATCAAAAGAATGCGTGTCTGCACTAGCTTCAGTTGTACTTGCAGGCCAAGCATCAGATCCTTCCCACTCATACAATAAAGCAGTCATACCTTGCGAGGCAAGGAGCTGCCAGTTAACACCATCATTACTAGGAGTTACATTTGTAAGGCTTTTAAGTGCTGTGTAGCTCGAGTTGTTAAACGTAACAACATCGCCTCTTACATAACTAGTGGAGCTATTATACGCGCCCCTAGGTTCATTACGTGTTGCTTCTGTATAACTAGTGCTTAGTGTAAGCCCGCCATCGTCATTAATAGAAAACGCAGCATAGTTAGCCGTATTGTCGGGATTCATTATTTTGAATCTATCAGCAGCCACCCAGAATTCACTGCTGCCTGTTGCTGGTCCATTTTCAACAGAGCTTAGCTCGTTTACAAGACCAAAACCTGCATTCTGTGTGATACCATTAATTGTAACAGGAGCATTATATTCAAACTTAGTTTGCGCGTGTAAAGTTGCTGCAGTTAATTTATCATGACTATCAGCAACAAAACGACATGCTCGTACTGCAGTATCGTCTTCTTCTATAATATCTGTATCAGGATCTGAATAATTACCTCTACAACTATAATGAGTACCAGGAGTTACCCCTGGTGTAGAAGTCCAAATTTGTGCTGAATCGTAGCTACAACCCGTACCTTGGCCTAAACCCCCTTTAACCTCTAAAAGAGTAGGAAGCCTTAAACCTTTAGACTCCGCAAAAGCAACCGCTTCTGCATATGTAAAAGTTTGACAAGCTCCTATAGGATTTGCATCTGATTCAGCATAAGTAACAGAAGCATCTGTAGTCCACCCTACATCTAGGGCAGATAACCCAGATAATTTTTCACTATTACTACTCTTAGCGTAGGTTTCGACTGTAATTTCTAGATTAGCTTGGGCAGCTGCAATACCATCTGCTCCATTTACATCAGCGTCTAAATCTACAAAAAATTTGCTCTTAGCAATAATTCCTGTTGGGCCTACCTGGGCCCAACTAGTCCCTTTTCGTCTGTAATTTGTGTAATCTCTAGTGTCGGGGTCAAATACAGTAAGTACATCACCTTCTGCAATATGAGGACCATCCCCGTAGCCAATAGGCACAGCTACCCATGCGTTGTTGACTTTATACTGTAGTTCGCCGTTTGCTTTAAACCAGTAACTAAAGTCGTCACCATTAATAGTTTCTGTGGTGTCGTCTGGGTTTGTAACAGTATAATCTGCAGGAGCATAAGGACCACCCCATGCGTAAAACTGTGAAACTTTACCATCAGCCAGTGCGTAAGCGTTAAGCGCTTCAATGTAAGCAGCATCCGCAGGAGTGTCGCTTACAACTGCCCAAGAGTACCCTTCACTATCCGTATTAAAAGGAGATGAAGTATCTACATCAATTTTAACAAACTTGTAAGATTCTTCATAACTAGTGGCTCCATTTACGATTTCGTACCGAATATAAGAATCGCCTAAGTGAGAATCCCTTACAGTTGTTTTTCTTAGTAAATACTCTGTTTCTAAGATTTGTTCCCAACCACCATAAGTAACAGGATGGTATTCCCAAAAAGTATTATTAGCCGTATTTTTGTAAACAGTATGTTCAGGTACTGGGTATGATGCTGCTACATTATCTTTATAAGCAGTACGAGTTGTAAAAGTAGGATCTACTGTACCTTCCATAGGAAGCCACAAAGCATAAGGCCACTGGTTTGTTCTTAACTCATTTGTGTCAATATTTCCGTCCATGTCATTATTGACAAGTTCATGCGTACCAACAAAAGTTTCAATTAAACCATCAGCTTGTTTTTGTAGTAACGCTACAGAAGAAAGAATGCCTGTACCATTTGGAACACCATCTTCCGTCAAACCAACATAAGTTTGTAAACCACTAGTTGCAGTAGAGACTGCTTCTACATTAGATTCTTGATCTTCAAACGCAGATTCTAAAGCCGTAATATCATCAGCAAGAGCACTGTCCTCATCAGCATACGCTAGTTGTACGGCGGTAATACGAGAAGTTAAGTCTTCACCAAAACCTACAGAAAGGTCTGTAATGTCTTGTGCTAAGGATTGAGTAGCAGTAGCTACGGCAGTAGAAAGCTCTGCTTTAGTAGCAAAAGCACCTTCATAAGTAGCGTTAAGGGTTTCTAGTTTACTAGTTACAATACCGTCAATTAAAGTAGTTACATCAATCTGCTCTACATATGTGTTTTTTGCTACATCAATAGAATCAATAGCGTTACGCACATCTTGTACAAGCAAATCGTAGTTTGTCATACCATTTGCAATAGATGCGTTTACTACAGCATCTACTAAACTAGTTAGCCATAGAGGCGCTTCATCTACAGAAAGTGAAGCGTACAGACCATCGCCTATAACAGAGTACTCTTTTTTGTACCCTTCAACGTTAGACGTTGTTTCGCTTAAATTAATCTCTGTAGTTGCAGGAGCAGTTATCTGCCCTGTAGAATCTAAGTTAGTTACTTCTGTAGTATCTAATTCTACGTCTATAGTAGGAGTGACATTAGTCGACATAAACTTCTGGCACCTTTGCAATAAAATCGCCGTTATTGACAGTGTTGCATTCAATAACTAGCTTATACACAGGACGTAAATAGTAACGGTCCGATTTTGTGCCTTTATCGCTTACTAGAGAGTCAGTCTCAGAAGAGCTAATTGTCAAAGAAGCTTTACCATTTAAGGCGTCCGTAACAACTAGGGATTTAGTCAACACAACGGAATCGTCTGCTAAAGTAATAAGACGGGCATTAAAAGTATCGCTACCTTCAATTTCCATAGGTAAGGTTGAACCATCAGCTTTGATGGTAAAGACAAAGGTGTTATCCAAACCTTTAGTGATCGTAAATTTAGCTACATCGCAGCTCATAGCTCATCCTTTTATATACCAAAGTAAGGGCCCGTAGGCCCTTTCAATTATCGGTCTTCGTACGAAATAGTGTAACGAGGACGCATCTTGACAGTCGAAAGACCTGTCTTGTTATCACGCATGTGCAGAGGAATCATTACCTGCTCTAGCGTCTTCAGGTGTCCAACACGTACTTCAATCTTCTCGTTAAGAGGAAGAATAATTGTACCTAGATCAAAGTATTCATTTGAACAGTTTACGGTACAAGTAGTAGTCTGGTTGTTAACACGCTGGTCGTTATCAATAATAGTAACAATGCGAGTTTCTTCAGCTTTTGCTCTAGCAGCAGCAATCTTATCGCTTAATGTTTTTGCAGCAGCTGACTTAGGTTTAGACTCTTCTTTGGCTACTACCTCTTCTAAAGCAGGGCCTGAAGTTTCTTGTGCTTCGTAAAACGCTTCGATCTTTTCCTGCAGTTTATTAGCAGATACGTTTTTAGCGTACGATACACCTAGCTCATCAGCTTCTTGTTTCAATTCTTGTAATGTTGACATAGTTCTAAGTCCTTCATAGGTTATTTAGAGTTAAGGTTATTAATGCAGCACCATTATATAATAGGATTACCGCAAATGTAAAGCTTTTTAATAAAAAACCCCGCCGAAGCGGGGTTCTTATAGTCTCAGCCTAAGTTAGATTATGCAGATGCAGTAACCAGAACTTTAAGCAGTTTTTCTTCTTCAAGGATAATACCAGCGTAGAAGAAATTGTAAGAGAAGAAACCGTTAGTACCGTATGGGTTAGCGTTTTCTACTACTTCAGGAGACTTAGAGTTGAACTTGATCTTATCCTGACCTTTCAGACCAACAGTTGCGAATGCACCCTGAGTTGGGAAAAGGATAGGGAATACATCGTAGTTACCACCAGTAGCTGACAGTGAAGCGTCAGTTGCAGCAGCACCCTGGCCAGCGTATACAACAGCAGACTCAGACTCGATGAAACGAACTTCGTGCATTGCACCAACTTCGCCTTCAGCCAGAGTAGCAGCAGAAGCGTACTTGTGAGCTGGGATGTAAACGAACTCAGTAGTGCCGTTGTCAGCAACAGTACCACGAGTCAGAGTTTCAAGGTCACCCTTAACGTTTGCACCGATAACAGCGTAGTAAGCTTTAGCTACAGTCTGAGTATCGATTTTGTTAGAGCCAGTAACCAGCTGAGTGTTTTTCTGAGCACGGTTACGAACTAGTTTGCGAACAGCTTTACGGATCAAGTCGTAAGATACACGATCTTCAACATCACCGATTGCAGCAGCAGCACCAGAGTACATTACAGTACCAGTTGCAAGCATATCAAGCTGGATAAGGTCTTCCATGCGAGAGTTTGCAAGCTCACCTAGTTCTTCACGGTAACGAACCTGGATAGCGTCTTCAGAGAAAAGTTCAACTTCATCAGTGTAGTCGATCATTTCGCCGTAACGAGCCAAGCTAGTTTCCATTGTAACTTTCTGCAATGAACGTTTGTTAACTGCACCAGCACCTTCAGCAAGAGTTGCAGAAGAAAGAGCAGTGTTTACGTCTGCGATATCACGTGCAGAAAGGAAACCTTTTGCAGAGAATTCAGCGTCGTTCAGTGCACGGTCGTACATGTGCAAAAATTTAGAGATCTTGAAAGTCTTACCCATTTTCTTAGGCATAGACTTACGGTCTGCGAACTGACCGTAAACGTTAACGCGGTTAGCCGCTTTAACACCAGCACGGTCGTAGTAGTGAACAATAGTATTAGCGCCAGCAGTGCTGTTTGCGCCGTTACCGTATACGTTAGTAGCCATTTTTATAGTCCTCTATTATAGCTGTGTTGGGGAGCATTATGCTCCCCGAAGATGATTTATTTTACATGTCTTCTTGTAATCGTTTATACCAATCATCAAATGCTTCATCTGAATCATCAAGATAATCGATTACATCTCGACTCGCTGCCGCTTTAGTAGGAGCTGCAGCTTTACGCTTTGCAGAGGCTTGCTTAGTAGCAGTTCGCTTTTGTGACTGGGCTTTTACTTCTTCTAACCTAGCCTTCTCTGCTTCTGCAGCAGCTAGTTTAGCTTCACGCTCTGCCTGTCTAGTAGCTTGACGCTCTTCGTAAGCTTCTTGCTCAGCAACTTGGTTAAAGTGCTGTTGAGCAGCTTCTTTATAATAGTCTAAGTCCGACTTATTGCCGCCATCGTAAACTTTTAGCTTTTCAGCTAACGGCTGTAGAGTTTTATACATGCCGCTTTTTACGTCCGTATGGAGCAGTCTAATCATCTCAGGATTTTGGGCCATGGTATTCCACGACTTATCGTCCCATTCCTTAGACAAAATATTATGGGTCGTTGCATACTCTACGTCTTGGCTGATATCATCGACAATGTCTTTGATAGCCAAGGCACTATCGTCTCGACCATAATCCTTAGCCACATAAGGGTTTTCTCCATCCGCATCTAGTTCGAGGGTATCAACACCTGTTCGTTTCAATACTTCTGTGATTGCACCTTTGTCGCCCTTCAGTACATCGATCATTAGACTTACGTCATCATGATTTAGTTTAGCACCTTCAATAGCATCAATGGTTTTACGCCAAGGTTTGATGGCTTGCATCTTTTTGGTGTAGTCCATTGCCTGCCCAAAGATTCTAGGAAACTGATCTACGATCTCTTCGCTAGAGAATTCATAATCTTTGCCGTTGGCTTTAAACTTGTACGTCTGTACTGGTTGCTCTTCCTCTTCATCTTCTTCAGCATCATCAGAACTAGGTTCTTCATCTGTTTCAGAGTCCCCGTCGGGATCATCCTCTTCAGTTTCAGAATCGTCTTCCTCAGCTACTTCGTCCGTTTCGGATTCGTCGCTAGCATCATGGCCGGAGTCCTCAAGTTCAAGATCTTCATCTTCAGCTTCAGATTGTTCTGGACCATCTTCAAATTCTACTTCTTCGTCAGTGTCTTCCATAGAAGGTTCTGACTCAGGAAATTCTTCAAGTACCGGAGCGTCTTCCTCCAGTGCGGTATCGGGTGACTGTTCTGCAGCTTGGGCTTCCTTAAAGGCCGCCTCAAGCTCATCATCAGACATATCCCATAAATCTTCATCTCTCATGGTCTATGCTCCTTCTTACTGAATCGTTTCGTCTTCGTCGTCTTCAGAAGGGATAGTACCTAGGTTCTCGATTGTTACAAAGAAGTCTTCTAGGCTAGAGATAGCAATCAAATCTTCCATAACAGCAGTACGATGACCACCTGCAACAATAGCATCCTGGGCTAATAGACTAACACCGTTTACGGCTTTATCTCGAAAATAACCTTCTAGAATAACTTTCTGGAAATCTTTATTTTCTTTTAGTCTTTCAAGGGAAGCCCACATGTCTGCCCAATATCGATTTTCTACTTCAAGAATTTGCTGGTCGTTAAGGTTGTTCATAAATGAATCCTTTGTCTATGTTATTAAAAATGTCTCATATAAAACAATACGTTAGACGTTTATTGTTTATACGACCGTATTATATAACACATAAACCTTTGATTACAACTATTTTTTAGCCTTTTTCTTGCTTTTTTTCTTTTTTACCACAGGTTTTTTAACCCCTGCGTAGTAATGTTTGGTATTTTGGCCTTCACCATCGCCATATACCATCTGTTGGGCTAGGCCTTGTTCCATTACTTATTACCCTTAACTAGTTGTTTAATAGTCCAGAATGCACATTTAACAATTATACATGTCGCTACAATACTAAGGCCAATATCTTTTAAAGCCCACAAAGTACCTAATCCCTGTAGTTGATCCATACCAGCAAACACTACATAAGATTGTGCTAACATTCCAACTGCAGCTGTAAATACCCCAAATCTAACTGTAAAAGGGTATTTTCTTGCAGTACAAGAAAACAAAACGTAAACAATAAGTATAGGAGCACTAACTACATCTAGGTAAGCTACGGCTAAAGAGGTATCCATTAAAGTCCGCCTTTAACCCACAGACTCAAGATCCCCGCTAAAATAACCATTACAAACCGTTCAATCCATACAGTTTTAGCGTCGTGTAGCTCAAGGTTCTGTATTCTTTTTTCATGACCTTTTACTTCGGTCTTTACATCTGTTTCAACTTTATCAATACGACTATGAGCACGTTTAATTGTGTCCATAGCATCTGCATGCTTCTGCTCTAATACAGCTAGGTTCTGTAAAGCATCAGCAACACTGCGCAACGAAGAGTTAATCTCTTTTATGTCGTCATGCATCTTGTCTTGCTGCATGGCTAAGAGTTTAATAGTACTCTCATTGCTATAATCTTTATCAGAAGGCATTACCATTTAACCTTATCAGCAATTTGTTTACACATATTAATAAACTCGTCTTGGGTGTAACCTTGCTTACACATATTAACCATAGAAGTAACCCATTGTAAGTTTCCTTTTACATACCCTTGACTGCTATCAATGCGATCAAGAGAGCAATTATTAGATACTTCCATTGCATCTAGGTCTTCGCCAGATAATGCACATTTAAAGTCTTGTTCAATTAGCAAGTCCGCTAAGTATTCAAATGACACATCCCACTCAATACCCCTAGTTTCAGCACCGGTTTTATACTTGTGTACGAAAGAAGCTCTTAACACTCCTTTATAAAACCCTTTATGAGCATTATTTTCTGGCTTCCTGTTAGCACACTTTTTACAAAGTTTTCCTGCTTTTTCAGACTCTACCGCATAGTTTTTACGCAAATAGCTCTGCTCTTCTTCACAACTAGGGCACTTCTTATAGAACCTGCCATCTTCCTTTTGAATTACCATTTTTCGCGGTTCGACCAGTAAGCCGCAGACATCTTACCTTTAGCAATATTCTTAGCGTGACGTGCTTTAAAAGATTTGCGTCTAGCTGCATATGCTTTAGACTCACCTTTCTTTTTAGGTGAGCCTTTTACGCCTTGCTGGCCAAAGCGAATAGTCTTTTCCTTACCATTTTCACAAGCTTTAACCACATGAGACTTAGTCTTATGGTTAGGGGTACGCTTAGGTTTGTTACAAGCTAACTCTTCAGCCAATCCAGCCATATCACATTCCGCCTACACTCTGTGCAGCTAGGCCCTGTTCTGGTGCCTGCTGTGCTGCCATCTGTTGTTCAATAATTTGAATAGCCTGCATAATCAGTTCAGGAGGAATGCCCTGTTTAACCAATTCTTCAGGATCTACACCTTGCATTAACATTTGAATAACTTGTTCTACAGTCACACCTGCACCAGGGTCACCTGCAGGTTGCGCCATTTGCTGAGCTAAACCTTCCATCTTACTTCCTAGGTTCGTTAGTTAAAGGATCAATCTTGTTTACACGGTTCATGGTGTTAGTCCACCAGTTACCAACTGCGTTACCCGCATTACGCACACTACCAGCTAGGCCATCAACCCAATCAGCAGAAGTAGGTTGTGGACCTTGGAATTCTGGACGATTGTAAGCATCAGCCATTTGCTGTTGCATCTGCTGCTCTTGTGCTCTACGCATCATCTCACGTTCTACCGCAGTGTATGCTTCATTAGCACCAGCAGAACGCATATCACGATCTCTTGCCTGCTGCTGCATATTGTCAAAAGCCGCTGCCTTTTCAGCATTGGCTTTATTCTGTCTTGCTTTTTCGATGTAGCTCATTACATTACCCCAATGTTTTTATCGCCAGCTTGTTGCTGGATTAGCATTTGTTCCAAATTTGCTTGACGCTTTGCTTCTTCCTGTTGCATACGCTGTGCATGTTTAAGATCTTCCATCTCAACACGTTCTAGGTGAGCAAAGCCTTCATCTTCTTTAATAAACTTAAGATCAGTCATATCAGCTTCACTAGTTAACTTACGAGCTTTAGCTGCTTCAACTGCTGCTTTGTTCTTCTTAAGTTCTGCATCAATAGTGTTTTCATTTGCACGAGCCATTTTATCAGCAATGTCTGCTTCAAGTTTTTTGTTCTCAAGCATAAGACGCTGAAGTTCAAGCTGCTTAAGCTGCTCTTGCACAGGATCAGGCTGTGGCTGATATTCACGAATACGTTTAGCCTGTTCAGGCATACGCATAAGTTCCATAATATCTGCCATGATACTACGGCGTACCGCAGGATCTTCATTAGGTCCAAGAGTCTGTAGCAAGAATGACAGTTCTTGTGACTTAGCTGCATTGTCTTCAGCAGTAGAAATACTAATATCTAGGTCGATACGTCCTTCAAGATCGTCACGACGTACAGGTACAAACTCTTCGTTAGTAACACGTACAATCTCTTCGTCCTCTAAGAACTCAGCATTGTAAGCCATCCACTTACGCATAAGAGGCTTAACTAGGTTCTCTGCGATGTTACGTACAATGTTCATCCGACGAGTAGCAGTAGCGTCCAGAGCCCCTCTAGCACCCGTAGCAGTTGCACCCAAAGCACCAGCATTGATACCACCACTAAAAGACTTAGTACCAGTAATGGATTCGATTTCATTGTTCATCAAACCAATCATATCAAATGCGGAGCCAGGAATAGAGTTGTAGCTACCCTGCCAGAAGTCGTTAGGGGTACCGTTAAACTCAAAGTTCTGACCAGCAATAAACTTCTTGCGGTTAATTTGATCTAGGGCGCCTTTACGTACAGCAACCTGCCCGTTGTTAGACTGTGCCATGTTATCAATAATACCACGGATAATAGCAGTCTTAACTTTCTGGTTGTCGCCAATCAGCTCAGCGTTAGCTTCACCATGCATTTTGAAAGGAATGCTGTTAAATGGTACAACAATAAATGGAGGCTTGCCGTCAGGGTATGGATTAGACTGTAGACGAATAATAGTATCTTTAATCCAAGAACATACGATAGGCTCTGCGATACCATCACCGTTTACGTCATAGTTACCCCAGTACTCATATACGATCATCTTCTTACGAGGTTCATCGTTAAACTTAAAGTAGGTAGGGTCAGCAGGGGTATTAGTGTAATCGTAGTCGTCAATGCTAGCGTTAGACACCTGCTCTAAATTTTTATATCTACCGTCTTTTTTAAGAGTAGACATATCAGTTTCGTAACGATAAATAACGAATTGAGCGTTATCTAGGTTGTCTTGACAAGTAGGATCAATATATACGTCATGGTTACGACATACTTTTGCAGTTGGTTGATTTCTAACAACAACAGTTTCAGTAACTTCTTGCTCTACAATGACTTCTCTACCGTATTCATCGGTAATAACCATTTCAGCCATAGTAGTTACTTCTTTATCTTCGTAATCCCAACCAGTCTGTACAACTAGGGTACCTTCCTGGTCTAGGACTTTAACCGCTTTAGACATAAAGTTATAGCGGTCAAATTTACGACAAAACTGCGTGTTTAAAAGAAGTTCATTTTGACGAGCTGCTAGCTCATCTTCAAATGTGATAGGAGTACACTTAATAACGTCCGTAGTACTAACAAACGGATCTACAATAGTAGCATGCTGCCACTCAGATTGTTTTTTGATATCACGAGAAACAATAGCAGATTTGCCCTTTTGCTCATTGCCATAGGGCTCGCCATTGTACTCGGCTTTCCATTTGTAAATAGCAGTATCCTGTTCACGTTTCAGGATCTCTGCTGCTTTCAAATCGGCTTTCAAAGCGCTGAGCAATTCTGCTTTTTTAACTTTCATAGTTCCCTTCAATATTCAAGGTATAGCATGCTAATATATAGCGACTAAAATTTTACTCATTATACCACAGTATGCTAATAACTCCAAACAGTGGGACGAGGAGAAATTTCATTATTTGTACAAGTATCTAAGTGAAGAAACCTACCTTCACCTTTTTGTTGGATACCAATACCACTAAACCCTGCTTGCATAGCTAGGGTAAGTAACTCGTGAGCTTCGCCCCTAGATACCGCAACGTCAGCTGCTTTACCTGTATTATGTGCTCCAGGCTTGCTTTTACGAGCTTCTATAGGGTGTTCAGCGCATCTATAGGCAGAAGTAATAGTCATTGGTTTACCGTAACACTCACGTAAAAAGTCTAGTTTTTTCATAAACTCTTTGTCCATATGACATTCACCACAATGGCTGCAAGACATTTCTTTTCCAGTAAAATATTTCCAGCTCATTACTTTTTTACCTGTCGTTTTTCCAGCAAGCCTTCAAAAGCACCACCACCAAAATAGAATGCAACGATAGTGAGCATAATCTCACCAATGTAAAAGTCACCAAGCACTTGCTTAACTGCTTCAATATCACCTCTACCCCACAACGTCATACCCATTACAAGCATAAACGTACCTAAGAAGCTGACAGCAAACATCAAAGCTAAGTATCGTTGTGCTAGTTTGAATGGGGCGTAAGATGCAAGCAAGTCAGTCTTAGCTTTTGTCTTAGCCATGATTTCTTCTTCTGTAGAAGTATGCATGTCATCAATCAGCTGAATACCTGATTTAATAACATCACCACTACCAAATATTTTAGCTAATACTGACCACATAAGATATCCTTCTAATTAACTAGGGGGTAGGTACTCTTTTGTACTCTAGACTTTTAGTATTTACATACGTTGTATACCAAGAGTTTTTACATACTAAGATCCAGCTATCTTTCACTAGATTACCTTTCAGAATTGATAAATAAGGGGCCGAAGCCCCTTACCTATTAAGCTGCTGGGGCTTCTTCCACTTCCTGTGGAGTTTCCAAAGAATTCAGAAGCATTCTTGCGAAAGCATCCTGACCTACTTTCAGCTGATCTACATTAAACAGAGCAGAATCTAGTTTACGATTCAAATCCTGAATGTGGTTATACATAGTAATCTCTTCTTTAGAAAAAGTAGACAGATCGTATTCTTTATCATTGATAGTAATGGTTTTCTTTTCATCTTTAGCCATTGTTATCATTCCTTATAAGTAAGTTAAATTATTCAGCTGTAGCGGCAGCCCAAGGCACACCAGATACAACCTGCGCTTTGCGAGCTACTTGAGCATCGACTTTACCTTTACGATTCTCTTCGATTTCGGTTACTTTGTCAACACCTAGATGCTCTTTAACCCAAGCAAGGACAGTCTCTTCAGTCAGGTCAGCAATCGCTACCCAGTCCTCAGCTTCGGTGTCGTATTCCCAAGTTGCTTTGCCACTTTCTACAGCGGTGCAGCCTGTTTCTACGTCGTCAGTCGCGGTGCAAGACCAGCGAACTTCAAATACACCGCCGTCAGTAACATTGTATTTTAGGTCGTTAATTGACCAAGTTACTTGTGCTGTCATGATTATTCCTCGTTATATGCGTCAATGACGGCTTGTGGGGTTGCATCGACAACTGCTTGTGCCTCAGCACGTTCTGCATTATCCTGCGTTATTAAAGGGTTGTCGATAGTAGTGGTTGTGACGTTTCCGTTAGCGTCTGCTTCGGAGACTTCGATAGTAGCTTCGATAGGTTCTATCGCTTTCTGCACCACTACAGACACCATGACAGGCTCCATTTCACCGGTGCTCTCGTTCCATTCTTCGTCAGCGCCCTGCTGCTGCTCCGTTACTTCTTCCTGCCCAGTAGCAAGTGTGTACTGCGCAAGGCGTTTCATGGCGCGTTTGTAATCAGACAACTGCTGAGCAAAAAGTTTAGCGTCTGCATCAGCCTGAATGCTTTCCGGAATATCTCCGTCCCAACAATCCGCTCCTTGTGCGATTACGTCATCAAGTATTTCTTGATAGTGACGGTTAGCTGGGTCAATCGGGATAGTCATTTCGCCTTTAGTGACACAAAATTCATTAGTTTTGTAGGTCATACTTATATCTCCGCGTCAAAAGCCAGGTAAGAAGAAGCGTTTAAGTACGACCGACGAGCATAACCTGTGGTACCGCCAGACCCTCCTGTCAGGGCAATGTACGAAGCCTTGCACCCGCCTGCGGAAGCATTCCATGAATCAGAAGTAAAACTCGTTCCTACTGTCATACTAGGTGTTATGGTTATAGTCCCCGAGAATGTAATAGTGGGATTAGCTCTCATTGGTGGGCTATGTTGTACTGTTGCAGCGATATCAGTAGTGTTCGGGCTTATCCAAACAAAGGGTAAGTACGCGTCCGCTGTATTGGAATGATTACCAGCTGTACGGTCAAACCTTTTATAGTACCTCTGGCACAACGCCAACTCTTCACCGTAGCTACGGTGCTCGAACGGGGTTGCCTCTTTACCGATCTCAAGTTGGACACCCGTAATCTGCCAGTAGTTACCTACGTTAGCTCCTATATCCGCCACTTGACCTGCTTCAAGTTGGTTTGTGCTTGGGCTGTCTACCCATCCGACCAACTTATTACCACTAGAATACGAAGTAGAAGATTGAATAATCCACTTCATAGTAAAACCTTGAGCACTATCAACTGCGTTTCGTGTATTAGAAATCTTGTTAGGGGGTATATGTAAGACAATTTTCTCCCAAGCGCCTGTTCCTTGTAAATTGTACGGAGCAGTAAAGTAATCTAGGTCGACCCCATTAGTTGTTTCCATGCGCACAACATAAGCCCCCCCTACGTTTGACTTTGCCCAAAACGACAATGTTAAAGGTTTTGCATCTGAAGTACCCCATGCCCACCCATAGCAATCACGGACTTCCACGTCATACTGAAGATACTGATGTACCCCGCTAGGAATACCGTCTGTGTTTGCGGTAGTACATTCAAACTTTGTACTATACTTAAACTCGCTTGGAGCGTCTTCTTCCTGTGTTAAGTTAAACACAGTGGTCGGAGCGCCTTGTTCCCAAACCTTAAAACGGTCAACGGTTTTGTACCCTTTATTAGACTGACTAAAAGTGCTGGAGTTACCTCTTTGAGCAATTCGCATATCACCGTTAATAACTATGTTTCTACGCCCTGCGCCGACAGCGTAGAAAGCTTCTTCCACGTTTTTAGCGCGTAAGACCTGCTCGCCTTTTACGCCGCTAGGACGTTTTAGTTTTTCTAACTCTTGGCGTACATCAACAGAAGGGGTTGTTCTTTTAATACCCATATTCTTAATCCTCTACCACTGTGCCATTGCTTGCAGAAACGTAATAGTTGACTGTATCATCAGTACTATCAACAAGCTGAAGCCCACCAAACACACTGTGCGCTGAAGCAGAGCCTACGTGCAGCAACCCTGTGTAATCATCGTACGACAATCCTGTCACTCCATTGTGGTTTCCAGCCATTGTACACTTTGCATACGGTCTAAACAACGCTTTCTCATCGTTATACATCTTCATAATGTTTTCTTCGGTAGGAGCTTGCCCAGATACTCTAAAGAGAGCTAAGCGACCTGCGCCGTAGTTGAAAACACTCGTCTCCATACCCGCGCCTATGTAGAAGTCTTTCACGGTTGCGGCAGAAAGGTCGATGCTTGAGCTGTTGGCAAAACTACCTTCAAGCTGACCGTTTCTATAAATAAAGACCTGCCCTTGTCTACGCACAACGTTCCATAGCTCCCATCCTCTGGACTCAACTTTATAAATTATGTGCCCTGAGTTGCCGATATAAAAAATAAACTCGTCCGCAGTACCGGCTGAGTTACGTTGCAAAATACTTAACCCCGAACCCGGATATTTATATCGACCGTGTGACATTAAAATTCGATCTGGGGCTGTCTCAGTACAGTCATGCCAGAAGCTATAACAAAAATCACCCGTACCAAAATCTAACTTAGACGTGTAAGGCCGTTTCAGGTAATTACTGCCGTTAAAGCCTTTGTAACAAACAAGCTCCGCGCCTGTTGCCACTGGTTCAACAGTTACCGTACCGTAAACTTGAGGCGCTAAGTCGTGTACAGTTCGATCAGGTACCGCTTCTCGGACGCTAACGGACGACAAAGTGCCTGAACCAATGTGCCCTTGGTACCTATAGAGAGATATAGCAGTATTAGAGCCTGAAGCTACAAAGCTGTGTTTTCTATCCCACTCGTACCCGTTAGGGCCACTACCGTAGTTAACATAGATACCTAACCCGGTTCCGCTCGCCGAAGTGTAATTTATATCGACTGTGTAAGTTTTTCCGGCTGTAGTGCTAAAGTTATAATCTAACCACGCAGCCGTTGATCCATCGCCGTTTACAACGCTTACCGTTCCATCGGTTTCGATTGTAAAGCCCGCGCCGTTACCAGCACGTTCACTCCAATTACTAAAGTTATTACTAGGGTTAGCTAACTCGGTACCGACATGGTTTGAGTCATCCGTACCCGCTAAAGTGGCTAATGCCGTACCTCGTGAATAACCGCTATAACCGTTGTAATACCCTGCACCGCCGGGCAACCAACCAGTATTGTAGTCTAATTGAATATGGGCAACCATACCGTACTTCGGATCAAGGGGGTTGCGGTGAATAATGTCAAAACCTTGGTCGTTATCGCCGACGACAATATCGTTCATCATGCCTGTTGCCGCCCCGTTAATTTGCCCAATAACGAGTTTCATTTTCTCACCAGCGTACCAGCTAGTGTCTACGCAGTGGTACATTTCGTCGTCTTGATCCCCGTTATAACCCGCCCCACGGCTAGAATTTGAGGTCGGAAGGGTTCTATCAACGTGCACCCATCTTTGGTTCGACGAAGCGTCACTGGTAAACCACAAACTACCGTCGTCTAGGATACCCCCGCTTCGCATGTCATCGTAGCTAGAGTAGCCTATGCTGCGGACTAAATCATCGTCGTGAACAACACTCAGTCCCTCATTCGTCATAAGTACGATAGTCGGCTGCGGTAAGCCTGTTGCCTCATCCACTTTGGCATTAGGCAAAACTCTCATGGAAACATTCACCATGTACCTTGAAATAGTCTGGCCTTTGATGTCATTGGGGGCCGTGTACCACATTAGGTTTGTAGAAGTAGAGGTCCTTTCGGCTATTGTTCCGGGCCAGTAGCTCAACCCAGCTTCGTCAAACTGTTTTGCACTGTCTGAGATAAAGTTAATAACATTTAAACCGTTTACGCTAGAGTCAGATGTGGCACTAGATGCGCAAGCACATAGCGTACCGTTAAGCATGTAAATGCCTTTAATACCACCGCTGGAACCATACCCTAGCAAAGAGTTGTGGCTGTAATACGCCGGAATAGACATCCACATTGGGAGCGTAGGATCATCACCATCATAAATTACAATACCCCCGTTTTCGCATTTAATTACCGCCACAACAGGAAAATCTCTACGCGACCCGCGATAATTAGTATTTAGCGGTTCATTGTACCACGATGTGTGCTGGCAGCGGTTTCTCCATGCGCCGCCATCAGAGTCTTTACTTGTGTTGTAAACGAAAACACGTATACCAGTACTTGACAGCGTATTTTCGTACGCTTGTAGATCAAGGCCGTTCTTGATCTTAAATGCTTTTGTATTACTCATGGTTCACTGTCCCCTTAGAGTAGTTGCGTGGACATGACTTTGAAGGTCATGCTGTTAGATGATGCCGGAGTTGCTAAAACACGCACGTTGCCAGAAACAATATCCACATCGAAAGCTGCAAGCGCAGTATTGGTAGCGACTTGCCCATATTCTGTAGACACAGCGGTTGTGCCGTCGTGGGTTACAAGAAGCTCTGTGATGTAACGCTCAGTTGCCGTACTGTCCGTTACGCAAACGGTTAGTTTCGCACCCGTGTAATCAGTCGCGCTGAATGTGTAGATAGCAGCCTGAGTGGTGGATGAAGTAGAAGAGCTGTTAGTCTGTAAGTCGACATTGGTGCTAAGTCCTACTTCTCCGCCTAATTTTACGGATAACCTAGTTGTGCCTCCGGTTCTAAACTCATGCTGGTCAACGCTTCCGCCAAGAGAACTGCGGCCCCAATAAGCGGTATTTCCGTTCCAGTATAAAAGTTGAGTGTCGCCGCCTGTGCCGTCTTTACCGACTATCGCGGTAGCGGCAGCCATCGCAATGTCGCCGACAACATCTAACGTGTACTCAGGAGAGGAATTACGTATACCTAAGCGGCTATTACCGCCGTCTACGTAAACCATGTGAGTGCTACCGGTAGACTCAATACGAAAATCATAGTCAGCGCCGTCATCGTTAATAACGGCACCTTGTTTAACAACTAGTCCTTCGCCCAACGTGGTAGCTTGGCCGATGTCTACGTAGCCATCAATTTTAACGCTGTGGCGTGTAGCACCACCTGAACCGATGGTTCCGTTGTTTTTAAACCATGTCCAGCCGTTAGCAGTACCTGAACCGGGGGCTGTAACGTTTTCGATTATTACGGTACCGTTACCGTAGTCTGTAGACGATGCGATTTTCCAACCTTGGTAGTTTGATGCACCGTCAATGCGCATGATGTAGTCATCTACACCGTTGTGCGTAACATCAAACGTAGCGTACGGGGTGCTGTCGTTAATACCGATGCGGTTATTTCCTGCATCAAGGTAGAACATATGGCTTTTGTCATTGGACTCGATACGGAAGTCTCTGTCAACTCCGCCTTCGTTAAACACTGCTCCATTAGCGTTGTAGTTAAGTCGTAGCGCTTCTGAAGAGCTAACGTTAAAAATCATTGTAGAGGCTGATTGGTTTGCCTCAATCTTAGCCTGCGCCGAATTGTTAACAGACAAGTCTAGGCGTTTCGCTCCAGCGCTGTTTTCCTGTAGGCGTAAAAACGGAGTAGCCTCGTTTAGTAAAACGTCTCCAGTGAAAGTAGCGGAGCCTAGAGAAACATCGTCGCCACTCTCGTACTTAGTAGCTAGGGCGTTAGTAATGGTAGTGTAATACCCAGCATCATCGTTAATTGCAGCCGCTAGTTCGTCAAGAGTGTTTAATGCATCAGGAGCTGAACTAATAAGCCCAGAAATAGCGCTGTCAGTATAGTCCGATGAGCTGATTACTTCACCAGTATCTGGATCAGTATCAATCTGACTTAAATAATCAGCTACTAATCTGGTCTTTGATTTTGCCACAATAATAATTCCTATAAATATCAGCGTATGTATTATACAATTTAAACTATTAAAACACAAGCTTGATTAAAATAATATGTAGAACTAGGGGGATTGCTCCCCCCTTTATTCATTAGTGTAGGTTAGTCCAACTGCCTCCACCTAAACAGATTTCTAACTTACTATTATCAGTGTTATACCTGACAGTACCAGCAGGAGCATTTCCTGGGCGTTCAGCAGTAGTGCCTGTTGGGAAAACAATACCATCTTGTCTACCACTTGCGTCAATAGATGTTTGCGGTGTGTCAGTACCAAACCCGTAGTTACCATAGTTACTAACGTTTCTAGTCGTAATCATATTACCGCCAATTGTAAACCCACCATTGACTGCAACCTGCCCTTCAATAGAAAGATAGTTTTCAGTAATAGGCACCTGCACAATCGTCTCGTTGTGCCTAGATGTAAAGTACACGTAGTCACCATTAGCACTAAACGCAAGACCTTGTGGGTTGTAAAAACCATATGGGAACTTCTTCTTACGATGAAGAACCATGGTGCTAATATCCCAAGGCGTAGTTAGTTTGTATTCAATAAACGTGTCACGCTCATCTTCTACAAAGTAAACTCTTGTACCATCGGCCCTAAACGTAAATGCTCTAGGGTAGTGACCAGCATCTGCTACTGAACGATATTGGTTAAAAGTTGCTGTACTAATATCAAATGGAGTTGATAAATCAAATTCCACTAGTTTTGTACTGTATTCACCAGTATAGTACAACTTCTTACCATCGTATCTAACGTATACGTCAAGAGGTATGTGATCACCATACACGTAACTACCAGATTCCCCAAGACCCATTGTGGCACCTGCTGTTGCAGTGCTTAAATCAAATGGAGATGATAATCTATGGTATCTTAAAAGATCAGAATCATAACCTGTAGTGTACATATGATAACCACAAGGGCTAAAATGCAGACCATAGTTATTCCCATCGATTCCTGTAGCTACTTGAACACCATTGTAAACACTAGATGAAATATCAAACGGAGTTGATAAGTCATATTCTCTTACAGCGTTTTTATCACGACCAGTAACAAACATTTTACGACCATCAGACGTAAATACTATTTGACCAAAGTTTGTCTCATAACCTGCACCAGTAGATTGTGCTTCATCCATATATGCTGAACGAGTTTTTAATTTAGCAGAACGAATATCGTATGGTATGTCCAGACCAATAGCAGTAATAGTATTATTGTATGAGTTAGTTACAAGCAACTTAGTACCATCATCTGTAAAACAAATACCTGTTGCACCATCAAAGCTAGAGGTACTTGCGTAGTAATACATAGTGTTATAAGTTAAGTCTAATACATACTCTAACGTAGATGTAGAGATATCCCATGACGTACTTAAGTCATATTGTGCCAATATGTTTCTGTATTGACAAAGGATATAATACTTGGATCCAGTTTTATTAAAGAATACATCATGTGTTCTATAAGCGTTACCAAAGTTTGGCACATATTTAACACTGTTGTATGTTGCTGTTTTAATATCAAAAGCAGTTGACATATCAAACTGCCAAGCATCTTCAGATGTGTCACCTACTACCACTAGTCGTGTACCGTCAGATTTAACATGCACACCTGTAGGTAAGTCATCATAGTCTTTTAAGTCAAGAATGTCTGGTTGAGGTATACCACCAGACCCAATAACTGTCCAATCAGTAATGTTATTGTACTCATAGATAGCGTTATCTTTATTATCTACGATAAAGATTGTACCACCATTAGATTTTTTAAACTCAATACCTTCTGGGTTACCTGACAGATCACCAATGTACGCTCTACCAACATATGTAGCAGTAGCAACGTCCCATGCAGTAGAAAGGGTGTATTCATAAATTGATCTTGACGTATTACCAAGGAACCAGAATTTAGTACCATCTGTTTTAAAAGTAAATCCAGCAGGTGCTGTTTCAAAAGCATTTACCCTAAAGTTCTTTTCATAAGTAGCGGTGCTAATATCCCATGCAGTTGATAGACTAAATTGGTTAACTTCATCTCCAGAAGAACCAACAACATACATTTTTGTACCATCTGATTTTAAAACTAGTCCTTCTGGTGCGGCTTCATAAGCCCCAACATATACATAGTCACCAAGATCAGCAGTAGTCAAATCCCAAGCAGTGCTTAAAGTAACACATTTAATTCTGTCGGAAGAACCATCTGCGATATACATTTTTGTGCCATTACCTGCAAAAGCAAGACCATCAATACCACCACCTAAAGAAGCTGTACCAACGTATTGTCTACTGCCGTACCCAGAGAATGGGTCCCAAGCGGTACCTAAAGTATATCTGTTAATTAAATCGCTTTTATAGTCATAGTAAAATACATACTGACCATCGTCTGAGTAGTATACAGCATTCATATAGGCGTCACCTGAAGTGCCTGTATTATAGCCCATCAATTTAGCTGTAGTAAGGTCCCACGCTGTATCTAGTTTCCAAAGTTGTTGTCTGTCAGTAGCACTACCAACTAATGACATATACTGACCATCTGGGGACATAAAACCAGCACTTGTTGCAGTTTCGTACTCATCTGAGTGGAAATGATTACCAGTGGCAATACTTGAAATCTGGTAATTAACTGTCATTGGGAATTCAACAACGGAATCCGCAATAGTTCCAGCACCAATAAGTTTATTACCTGTTGGTGTAATATAGATACATGTAGGAGATGATAAAATATGACCAATCCACAACTGTTTCATATACTCCATAGAAGAGATTTCCCAAGGAGTTTTTAAGCGATATTGACCGATTTTATTTGTACTATTACCCATCAAATACAAATATGTACCAGTAGAATCAAACGTAACGCCTTCACATGTTCCATCAATTAGAGTTCTAGAATCACTAATATAAGTTAAACTAGATTCTTCAATATTCCAAGCAGTGCTTAGATTATACTGATAAACTCTGTCAGCGGCAGCATCGATTATGTAAAATTTAGTACCACTATTTCCAAATTTAATATCTCGAATATCATCAATACTAAGACGACCATAGGGGTCAAGAATATCTTGTGCAATCTCATAAGACTTAGTTGCAGTAGAAATATTCCATGCTGTGCTTAAATCATATACAACAATTTTAGAATTTGGATTTGCTGAACCAACAACATATAGTTTAGTACCATCACTACTAATAGCATTATCTCTTAGAGTAAGACCACTAAAATCAGCAGACACGTCTAAAGTATTTGCGTGACTTGCAGAGGTAATATTATGTGCTGAAGATAAACTGTACTGTACAACATCAGCAGTAGTCGATCCACATAGATACATTCTTGTACCAGAATCATCAAGAGTCAACCCTTGTACTGTCGATAATCTACTAGATATATCTAATTCGTTTCTACTTCCACCATCAATTGAAAAGGTATTCAAATCCCAAGCAGTAGAAAGTGTAAAGTAAATAGCACCTTCAATATATGAACCATCAAACAACACGCCGCCAGTACCATCGTCTTTCATATGAATACCAGTGCCAGACGCTAATCCGTATGGGAGAGTTATACCTTGCTGTTGAACAGCAGTTGACATGTCATGTGCCGTGTTTAAATAATAATGATAGAGTGTTGCACCATCAATACTATAAACTCTTCGACCATCATTTTTAACCCAAATACCGTTGATAGAACTTTGAGGCAAGTCTCCAGTCATAGTGATAGAACCAGAGTCGAATGAAGCACTAGTAATATCCCAAGCAGTAGATAATGTTAGTTGAAGAACAGCGTCAATAAAGTTACCTGTGATGTAACATTTAGTACCGTCTGCGCTAAATTCTAAACCACTAATATTAGGTGCATATTGACCAGTACCAGTAGTTCCAGTTAATACATCAGTATCAAGTTGCCCTAAGTATGTTGCGCCTGTTATAACCCAATCAGTAGAAGTAGAAAATTCTTTAATAGCGTTAGTTGAATCCCCTGTTAACCAAAACTTTGTACCATCAGGCTTCCAGAAAATACCAGTAGGTGAAGTTAAATAACCAGATACATCATTTGATCTGTATGGAGAATTACCATTAAACGATAACGTAGTTACATCCCATGCGGTAGAAAGCGTTAGTTTTGCTACGACAAAAGATTGATAGTCAACAATCCAGCATTGTGTACCAGCATCATTAAACCACATACCTTTAGGTTCTTTAGCGCCATATATTGCTTCTAAGTCAACATAACCATCATATACACGTGTGTTAATATCATTAGGAGTAGTAAGCGTAAAATAATGCATTCTGCGATTAGTACCACCAAGAGCAAACATTTTAGTACCGTCTGGGCTGATCCAAACATCATTTACTTTTGTGTCATAGTCGTTGTAATCAAACTGACCTAGTTCGCCTACACGTTGAGAAATAGCAAGGTCTGTATCCATTGCTGGGTTGATAACACCGTCATTACCAAAACGAAGATTGTTTTCAACTTTAATATAATCTGTTCTTACGTCACCTGCATCGATACGACCTTGCGCAATAATCTCTTTACCGACAGTTAAGTTTCCGCCAATTTCTGCATCAGATCCAATATCAACATTAGACTCAAAAACTAGTCTAGAGTTAGTGAGATCATATTCCCACACTGTATCAGAGCTATATCCTAACGCCCAAAACTTTGATCCATCTGTTTTAAAAAATACAGAACGAGGAGTAGTTTCTTTACTACCTATGCTAAAGTTACGCTCAAACGTCATCGTAGAAATATCCCACGATGTAGACAAGTAATATGAATCTACGTAGTCACCAGCCTCGCCAACAATAAACAATCTGTTACCGTCACCACGAATCCAAATACCACGAGGGTCACGTTGAGAAATTGTACCTTTTTGTTGTACTAGTGTTGCGCCTGAAATTTGCCAAGGATTTTGCAGTGCATATTCTTCTACACAGCCTCCTGTACTATTAACCATAAACAGGCGGGTACCATCTGGTTTAAAAAATAGACCAGTGTACTCATTAGCATGCTCAAATAAAGGTAAAATAGATCCTGTAACACTTGCTAAGTCATGTTCAGCACTTAATGTATAGTGTCTAATGTCGTCACCAGACGAACCTGTACAATATATATCAAGATTATTATCTCTAATGTAAAGTGATCTTGGAGTGGCTGATTGAAAACCAACATCCATACTAGAACGATATGTTAATTTATCAAGGCTATAAGGGGAATCTAGGTCAAACGCATAAATTCTGTCTGCACTAGAGCCTGTCATGTAAGCAACGTTACCGTTGTCTGCAAATTTAAGTGAAGAAGGAGAAGGCATTAAGTCGGCAACAGAGTGTGCGCCAACAAAAGTTGCACCAGTTAACGAGTAAGCAGAAGATACTGTGAATTCAGCAATAATATCATTATGCATACAAACTACAAAGAAAGAGTTACCATTTAAACCCCATTCAACTGATTCAGCATAGTCTACTCTTGAAATACCTGGCAATGTATATGATCTAACATACGATGCAGTTGTAACATCCCAAGCAGTCGAAAATGAAAACTCATGAACAATAGATGGTGCATACTCCGTCATAATCAAACCAGTACCATCTGGTTTCCATGACCAACCTGATGGGCGACCATAGCTTGTTCCACCGCCTCCAGTAATTAAAGAAACATAACCAAAATTCTGAACGTGATCGGCAGTAGATACTTTCCAAGGCTCTTGTAATGTAAAGATATCCCAGTCATTACCAGAGTCGCCAAGAGTAATCATAGTACCGCCGTCAGGGGTGATGAATACGCCGTTTGGTGCAGTATCACGATAACCAATATAATAACGTTCTACAGTACCTGAGTCATTGTCTAAGAAAGACGCACTGTTAATTGACCATGCAACATCAAGTACATACTCACGAAGAGATCTGTATGTTAGATCATAGATATACATCCTATGGCCATCAGGTCTAAAATATATACCACGGGGAGTTTTTGCGTGAAAACCAATATAAAGTCTTTCACGATACACAGCAGTAGAAACATTCCAAGGAGTTGTTAAGTCCCAAGCAGAAACCGAGTCTCCCGATTCACCAACTGTAAACATAACTTTTCCATCTGGTTTGAAAAACATACCAGAAGGAGTACCACCTTGAGAAGAAATCTTTTGAAAATTACCAGTATAACTAGCGGTGGTAATGTCCCAGTTATCGCCTTTCTTTACAAGACGCGGCAGTTTAACTGCGTCATCATTTGTGTTACCAATAGTGGTAATGTCAACAGAAGACCCATGAGTAGGGAATACTGCTTTTGCTTCAAAATCTGCAACTGCGTTGCCGTGTACTTTAATAGCCATCTTCGCTCCTTTTTGAACTCAGCTGTTTTAAAATTTGTAAGGTTACTTGTCTAGTTTAAGTTCAAGTTCTTTAATACGTTTATCCTGTTCTTTAATTGCTTCAAGTAAGAATGGAATTAACTCTAGGTATTTAACACTTTTCGTACCTTCTGACTCAGCAACTAGGGTAGGCAGAACTTCTTCAAGTTCTTGGGCAATAACACCATGTCCTTTACCTGTACCATTTTTCCAGTCGTAAGAATACCCGTTAATTTTATTAATAGTTTCAGTTGCATTTACAATAGGCTGAATATTATCTTTTAGTTTTTTATCAGATAAACTATTAATATCTCCACCAAATGTTGCGCTTAGATCAGACTTACTAAACTTAACGTAAGCATCTGAATCTCCGTTAGTACCACGATAGATATTCAAATCAGAGAACGAAGAACCACCATAACCTGCGTAAATAGACGCTAAGTAGTTATTAGTAGAATCATGCTCTTTTTTGATATAGAATGCTGTGCCATCAGAACCGTTGCCAATAATAAATGAACCGACTGCGTTTGTCTCTTGCTCATTAATTCGAAGAGCATTCTTATCAAGCGTAGCAACTCTATCAAGAGTTTGGTCATCATCAGATGTATAGAACCCAAGATACGTTGAAGAGTTGGTATCAGTACCAGAACCACGTAAAGTAGCAATTCTAGCACCAATTTGAGATGTAGAACCACTAACGTCATTTGTACCAATCTTAAACAGTAGACCAACACCATCACCAGATAGATAATCAACTACGTTATTAGGATCATCCGCTCTAAGTGTCAGAACATCAATAACGCCATTTTCATTTGCCGTAGGTTTGTACCTAAACGTAGCTTGGCCATCTTCAGTAATGTAAAACTTTTCGTATACATTATTATCAGCAACAGTAAATAGTTTGTTGTCGTCAGTATCCCTACCGATTAATGTACCATAAGTAGTGTTATTATCAGTAAGCGCCAACCAAACTTGGGAATCAGTGGATTCAAATTTTGCAGCTACGTTAGTGGTACCGGCATTTACGTGAAGTCGTTGATCAGGCTCAGCTTCTCCAATACCAACATACCTATTTGCGCTAATGCGCATTGCTTCACTAGCAGCAGTGTTATAAACACTGGTGTAGAATGCTAAAGCACCGCTCGCAGTAGTACCACCATCCTCTGAAATAGCTCTAACAGAAGCCAGCTCACGTGCGCCTATTCCACTTCCATCTGTAGTGTAAAAACTATAACGCCCTATCTCAGTACCTGCAACCCAAGTACCGCCACCCATACTAATACGAATTTCAGACGGGCTTGTTATAGGACTACTTAATGTAATGTCACCAGTAAAAGAAGGATTAGCTAAAGGAGCTTTTGTCGCAATGCTATCAGTAACAGTGGTGGCAAAATTAGCATCGTCGCCAAGCGCAGCCGCTAGTTCATTTAATGTATCAAGAGTTCCTGGGGCACTATCAACTAAATCTGCAATTGCGTTTGTGACGTAACCCTCTGTCGCGTACCCTTCAGCTCCGTGGTTGCCCCACCCATAAGCTGTGTCCCAATTTGAAATTTTAGCTGAGCCAAAGTCTGCATCAGTCCAAGCACTTGTCCAATCATAAAACGTACCGCTGTCAGCTCTGCGAATTGCCAAACGGCCTCTACCAGATGAGCCAAACGCCATTTGTATTTTTTGGTTAGTGTCCGATAACTGGAGCATTGAAGCATAATTAAACGGCGCGTCAGTTGGAGTTGTACTACCCCATTTGTACCAACCATCAGCAAGACTTAGCATATCAGTGCCAGAATTGTTAATGTTTGTAGCCGTTTGTTCTGCAACTAATTGGTAAGCGTTGTCATCCTGAGGATGTACACGTACAAAAACTGTACCATTGTTAGCTGAGTTAATTACAAAACCGCAAGGAATTGCTAAATTAGGTGCTGCAGGAGCGGTATTGGTAAATTCACCAGCTGCAGTAGAGCTAGGGTATAGTACGTCTCCTTCGCTAAAGCCACTTGTATCAAACGATCGTACTTTACCAAAGTCTGTTACTTTGCCGTCTGAACCAGCAGCAATAGCCTCTGTTGTAACACCCAAGAAGTATTTAACAGCAATAGTACCATCTGCAATAAATGGCGCTACAGTAATCCTACCACTAGCTCCTAAAGTTCCTGAAGCGTAAACAGGAGTACCATTAGGAATACTAGTAGCAGTGTTGTTACGTACATGGTAATGAATTTCTTGACCAAGTTGTAATGTAGCACCATCAAGAACTAGGTCTACTGTCTCTTCGTCAGTATTCCAAGTCATAGTACCTTGGGTACCAGTGCCCCCAGTAATCTGCAATGAAGCAGAACTTAGCTCGTCAAGACCTGTAATAACACCACCGGTAATAGCAACTTCAGCGCCAGATTGACCGGCAAAGTTACCAAATACTTCTACTTCTACTTCGTCACCTGCAGCAGCAGCATAAGCTAGGGTGACAGTGTTATTAGGGGCATCAATTGTGTAATCTGCAGTCTGTAAACGAATACCGTTTAAATAAACATTTACCAGGCCAGCAGTGTCAATTACTAAACCATTACCAGAGATAACAGTTTGGTCTGCAGACATAACAAATTGAAAATCTGTTTTAATGCCTTCAATAGAACTAGAGGCAGATGCCCAGCCACTAGAGCTATAAACTTTCATAACATCTACGCTAGTATCAAACCACAAGTCACCAATATCTGCACTAGATGGTGCAGTAGCCTGAGAAGCGTACTGTCCTTGGAAAGTTTCCAAGCTAGTTTGTGCAGAAGTAGCTGAGCCTGCCGCAGCGAGCGCTGAAGCCGCAGCAGCATCTTCACTGTCTGACGCATTACCTTCACTTACTAACGCCGCAGCGGCGCTGTCAGAGGCTTCTCCAGCTTTAGTAGTTGCAGTAGCCGCATGAGTGTCAGCTGCTAATACTTCAGTCATGTTATCCGCAACTGAAGTTACGTCTGCAATATTGCTACCTACAGTATTAACGTTAGTCATGTCAGTAGCAACAGTATTGACGCTAGTCATATTTCCAGCAACTGTGTTAACGTCAGTAATGTTAGTGCTTACTACTACAACGTTAGAAGTCTCTAGATCTAGGTCTGTTGCTACTGTGTTAACTGAAGCAATGCTTCCTGCTGTAGTGTTTACATTCGCAATATCACCTGCAACTGTGTTGACATTAGAGATGCTACCAGCCGTAGTATTGACGTTGCTAATATCTGTAGCAACTGTAGTTACATTGGCATTATTCCCAGATACTGTTGTAACATCAGAGCTAATACCAGCTACTGTGTTGATGTTAGCAATATCTGTTGCTGCAGTGTTTACACTTGTAATACTTCCTGCAACAGTATTTACATCCGTAATGTTAGTAGCAGTGGTGTTAACGTTAGCTATGTCTGTAGCTACTGTAGTAACGTTGGTATCGTTAGTAGCAACAGTTGTAACGTTTGCACTAATACCGGCTACAGTCGTAACATCTGCGTCAATGCCTGCTACCGTGTTAACATTTGTAATGTTTGTAGCAGTAGTATTTACATTAGCGATATCATCAGCGACTGTAGTAACGTTAGCATTATTTGTAGCTACAGTAGTTACATCACTGTCAATTCCCGCAACTGTGTTCACATTAGCAATATTAGTTGCGGTTGTGTTTACGTTGGCAATATCAGTAGCTACGGTATTTACACCTGTAATACTACCTGCAGTCGTGTTAACGTTTGCAATATCCGTTGCTACTGTCGTTACGTTTGCATCATTAGTAGCTACGGTAGTTACATTACCGCTGATACCAGCAACAGTTGTTACGTCGCTATCAATACCAGCTACCGTATTTACGTTAGTAATGTTGGTTGCTGTTGTATTTACATTTGCAATGTCAGTTGCAACAGTTGTAACGTTAGCGTCATTAGTTGCTACAGTAGTAACGTTGCCGCTAATTCCTGCAACAGTGGTTACATCTGAATCGATACCTGCAACAGTAGTTACATTAACATCGTTGTTTGCAACCGTAGTAACATTTGCGTTGTTAGTAGCTACTGTGGTTACGTCTGTACTAATTCCAGCTACAGTAGTAACATTTGCAGAAATGCCTGATACAGTAGTTACATCAGTGTTAATACCAGATACGGTAGTAACATCTGTGTCAATACCAGCAACAGTATTAACGTTTGCGATGTTAGTTGCAACAGTATTTACGTTTGCGATATCTGTAGCTACAGTGTTTGCATTTGTGATGCTGTCAGCAACTGTATCAATGTTAGTGATATGGTCTTCAACAATATCAATATTACCAATAGAAGTATAAACCCTATCGATATTATCGATTGAAGTATTAACCCTATCCACCTTATCAATACTAGTGTGAACTCGGTCAATGTTATCGATTGACGTGTAAAGTCTATCAACTTCGGTAATTGAGGTATGTACTCTGTCAATATTATCAGCTGACGTAGTCAGTCGATCCATATTGTTTGCAGTACTGCCAGTGTTTAATCTATCAACGCTAGCAATGCTTGTGTAAACACGATTTACGTTGTCAATAGAATCAGAAACTGTATTTACTTTAGTGATACTACCAGCAACAGTATTTACATTGGCAATATCTGTACCTACTGCATCAACATTAGCAATGCTGCCTGCAACAGTTTCAATTTCAGAGGTTGTTTCACTAAGGTCGTTAGCAACTACTTCTACTTCCGAAATAGCTTCATTAAGATCATCTGCTACCTTAATTACTTTAGCAATATCAGTTGCAACAGTATTAACATCTGCAATATTGTCTGCAACAATATCTACGTTAGCGATATGAGTGTTAACTGTATCTACATTGTCAATACTTGTATGCACTCTGTCTAAGTTATCAACAGAAGTATGCACTCTATCTAGGTTAGCGATAGATGTGTGGATGCGGTCAATTTCTGTAATAGACGTGTGTAGTCTGTCAATGTAATCAATTGACTGATCTACTCTATCCAGGTTATCGATACTAGTGTATACCCGATCTAAGTTATCGATCGATGTATCAACGCGATCCAAGTTATCAATAGAGGTATAAACTCTATCTAGTTCAGAGATCGATGTATGTACACGGTCAAGCTTATCAGCAGAAGTAGCAACTCTGTCAATGTTATTAGCAGTAGAACCGGTGTTTAATCGGTCCATGTTGTTAGCAGTAGCGCCTGTGTTTAGACGGTCAATAGAGTCTACCGTAGCAACTAGTGAGCCATCCGAGTCAACAACGTTAAGACGATCAACATTAGCGATAGAAGTATAAACTCGGTCTACTTCGTCAATACTAGTGTATACACGGTCAACTTTATCGATAGATTCATCTACACGGTCAACGTTACCGATACTAGTATGTACCCTGTCAAGGTTATCTACGCTAGTGTAAACTCTATCGAGGTTATCAATAGAAGTATAAACACGGTCGACATTTGTAATACTTGAATAAACACGATCTACCTCAGCAATAGAAGTATGTACCCTGTCTAGTTTATCCGCAGAAGTAGATACACGATCAACATTGTCAATAGATGTGTATACTCGGTCAAGGTTGTCTACTGATGTGTGGACTCTGTCTAAATTGTCGGCAGAATCTGCAACACGATTAACATCTAGGATGTTATCTGCTACGGTATCAACGCGAGTTAAATCATCATGTACAGTGTCTAACTTATCAATAGATGTATGTACACGGTCCAGCTTATCAATACTGGTATGTACTCTATCTAAGTTATCAATTGACGTGTCGACTCTATCAATATTGCCAATAGAGGTGTATACGCGATCTACTTCAGCAATTGAAGTGTGAACTCTATCGATATTGTCAACAGAAGTGTAAAGACGATCAATCTCCGCAATAGACGTATGTAAGCGGTCAATGTTGTCTGCGCTATCTTCTACACGGTCAATGTTATTTGCTGTTGCACCAGTATTAAGACGATCAATATTATCAGGGGTAGTACCGGTGTTAAGACGATCGATAGAATCAACAGTAGCTACGCCAGAACCTTCAGTGTCTACTACAACTAGTCTGTCTACGTTATCAATGCTTTGATCGACTCTATCAACATTGTCGATGCTAGTATGTACTCGGTCTAAGTTGTCAATACTCTGATCAACTCTGTCCAAGTTATCGATGCTGGTGTAAACGCGATCTAGATTGTCAATGCTAGTGTAGACTCTATCTACTTCTGCAATAGATTGATCAACACGGTCTACATTATCAATACTTGTGTAAACTCTATCCAAATTGTCGATAGAGGTAAATACACGGTCTAAGTTATCAGCTGAGTCTTCTACTCTGTCGATATTTGCAATGCTTGTGTGTACACGATCAAGATTATCAATCGAAGTATGAACGCGGTCTAAATTGTCTGCTGAATCCTCTACGCGATCAATATTACCAATACTTGTATGAACGCGATCTAGGTTATCTACTGACGTATGTACACGGTCTAAATTACCAATTGAAGTGTATACTCGATCAATCTCAGCAATACTGGTGTATAAACGATCTACTTCTGTAATAGAAGAATATACTCTGTCTACTTCCGCAATAGATGTATATACACGATCAAGATTAGTAATAGACGTGTATACGCGATCTAAGTTGTCTGCAGAAGTTGACACTCGGTCAACATTGTCTGCAGAGGTTGCAACTCGATCTACATTAGTAATGTGGGTACCAACAGTATTAACATTGTCGATACTAAAAGCTACGGTTTCGATTTCAGATGTAGTTTCGTTTAAATCATTAGCTACAGTTTCAATTTCTGAAATAGCTTCATTTAAATCTTCTGCAACTTTAACTACATTAGAAATATCACCTGATACAGTAAGAACAGCATCAATATTAGTAGATACTACATCTACATGATCTGCGCTAATTGCTACTCTGTCAATATTGTCAATATGATCTTCTACAATATCAACATTATCAATAGACACAAACACTCTATCGATGTTTTCAATACTTTGATCAACGCGGTCAATATTATCAATACTATCAGCTACACGTACTACGTCATCAATATTTGTAGCAACAGTTTTTACATTGTCGTACTGGCTACCAATATCACGTTCAATACCAACCGTAGTTTTATCTAGGCTACTTACGCGTCTGCTCATTAAGCAAATCCTCTATCTGTAATTCGTTCACTCATTCTTAAAGAATCAACAGGGAATGCCACCCCCAACTCTCTAGCTTTTTTGCAGTTGCGATCAAATCGCTGCCAATGAGCGTTATTATCGGATTGTCCATCACCCCTAATACCCATGTGAGCTCTGTAGCCAATGTAACTTACCAAAGCATCAATTAAAGTATCAGGCAGCTCTAATTCAACATCTAAGTTATCTGGGGTTATAGTAGCAGGCTTAGCAACATAAATAATAGAAATGTAAGAACCATTAGCAACTGCAGGAATCTGTACTGTGTTCCAGTCAGGAAAAAAGATACTATACGGATCATCTTCTTCATTAATTGGTACTGGTCTTAGAGTATCCGTTTTAGGCGCGTCTTCAGGCACTTCACCATACGCCGATAATGCGTACATAAAGTCTGCAGGCATTTCGTACATAGTAGTATTTTCTTGAAGCTCTACTAGATGTTCTTCTGTTTTAATTGGAAATCGAGTGTATAACTCAACCATCCCTAGATTTAGAAAGGATACGATAGCAGCAGTATTGTCTTTTACAGCAACACTGGCTAATTCGCTGTAGCGAGCTATGTCTACTACCTCTTGTACTTTCATTATAAATTCCTATAAGTTTAGCTGGAGCTAGTAGTCTAGATAGGTGCTACTAAGATTTGACTATAGTATGTAAGCGTAATTATAGTGGTTTTTACTTTTGAAGTCAATCATATCCCTATAATTACGCTACCTAATTTTACTGTGCTCATTTACGTATTATACCACATAATACTTAAAACACTGTACTATTAACTGTATAATCTTCGTCTTCGTCTTCCCATATTGATTCCCAGATAAGCCCATCTTCAGTAACAGTAGACGACATACTGCCAGCACTTTCTGATGGCAAGTAAATATCCATTTCTGATAACTGGTTTAGCAAATCTATAGCATCATCATGCGCTAACGCTTTAACACCACCAGCTAACGTGAGTCTACTAAGCTCATGGTGCATTTCCTCAACTAGTTCCACTAATCTAGGGGAGGTAAGTTTGGCCATTTCAGGTTTAGGCAACCAGATCTTGTTCTGCTTAAATTTAGGCTGTACGCCTGTAACAAATCTGTGGATCTTGTCTTTGTTAGGACGAATACCTACATCTTTACTGCCAGGTTTCTTAGCAAACGTAAACCATACGTTACGCTTCATCATCATTTCTTGCATGATAGATATAAAGCCCCCCTGCTGCCCTGAGCTTTCTATGCCCACGCTTAGCGGGTTCCATTTCTTAACGTAACGGAACAGATCATCAATGTTTTCTTGCATTGTTTGACGCATACATTGACCATCTACAAGTAACCAGTCATTATTGCTAGATATTGCCCACACACCAATAGTAGAAAAGTCAGCAGATTTCTTAGTACTAGTTGCAAAGTCAGTGGATATGTAGAAGTTATAACTCTCTTTATTCTTCTTAATAATAGAAGGATCAAACCACTGTATGTCTTCTTCTTCAACAAGAAGTGTGGTTAAGTCCGTGATTTCTAACATAAATTCTTGGTAGAAGTCTTGGGCTTTACCAGCAGCTTTGTACATTTCGTACTTTTCTAATACCGCATCGTAAGGGAATCGGTCTTCCCAGTTACCTACAAACTCTTGCGCATCACATGGAAACTTCTCAGCAATAGGAAACTTATGCACTACCCATTTAGGGTTGTCACTAAGCTGATGAATAATATCTCGTTCAGATATTGGTGTACCAATGAAAAATATCTTATATCGGGTTGGATGCAATGCCGGAATAACTGATTTATAAAAGTTATCGTTGATTGTGTTTTGGATGGTCTCAGAATTAATAGCATCGTTAGTAGTAATGTCGTCAAGGATAACAATATCAGGACGAGCGCCTTTATAACGAACACCACGAATGTTTGTACTAGCGCCATAGCCTTTGAGGTTAAGTTCAACACCATCAGCATTTTCTAATTCTAGCTCCGAATCAGTCTTACGTTTGATCTTAATTAACTGTTTTAGTAGTTCAGATTTATCAATTTTACCAACAACGTTACGGAAAAAGTTTTTTGTACCGTTTTCCATAGAGTCACCAATAAATGCAATAAAGTTTACCCTACCAAAGTTATGCAGATTCCCCATAGCAGCAATGTAAATTACTAACCACTCCATCATAGTAGACTTTGCGCTACCACGGAATGCTTCAATTAATACTTGCTTGTCAGTACCAAAGTACTTATCAGCTAGTCTGTAGTGGATCTCGGCGTTGGCGTTGTCTTCAACGTTGGCTGCTCGGATAAATGCAATAAACTTCATTGCCTCCGCACTTGGCACATATTGTTCTGACATTAGATAAAGTCCTCAGGATACTCTTGACGTGCAATATCACGCATTGCTTTAATACAAGCTCGCAACTCTTTGACACTAATAGTAAAGTCATCGCCTAAGCTAATACTACCTTCTTCCTCGATATGTAATGAAGCAGGCATAATATCACCCTGTACTAAGTAAGGACTAGATGTAATAGAACCTGTTACTGCAGTTGTAGTAGAATTAACCATTTGTAAACTCACCTTCAATGATGTCGTCATCAACTACTTTCATTGCACCAAGTTCGTTCAAACTAGTGGCTCCTGCTTCAAGATGCTTAAGTGATCGACCTGCAATCTCTGCAAGTTGGTCGTTAAGCTGCTGTACTGCACTAGATTCACTAACACCAACGTCTAATTCAATCTTAACGTTGTCTGGTCCTTTGGTGGCAGCAAGTAATTCTTTAGCAGCATTGATACGATCGCGGTCATATCGCCCATTTTCCATAACATCCGCAAGAATTCCAATAGCTTTGTAGCGATGGCCGGTAAAAATTAGGTCTAATGGTACTTGACTTGCAGTAAGAATGTCTGTTACTAGCTTAGTTCTACGGTATCTTGACGCTGCAGAGGTTAATTCTGCGTATTTTGGGTCTGTTGTTGGTAGATTAATGCGATCTTTCACAAAATCACGGTCAGCAAACACTTTTTTGTAAGCTTCCGTGTAATTTGAGTCATTTGTTGTCATATATGCGCAGAATCTAATGGCATTTAGGTACTCTGGTACCGATGCTCGCGCACCTTTTAATACTGCCTCGTAAGTTGACGCAGTTTGTAGCAGTGATTCACCCTGAAATTCAGGATCATTCATAGATTTGTTAATAATATCCACTGCTTCTTGGGTAATGAAGTTCTTTTTCTTAGGCATTGCCTGTTTGACTTCATCAATTGTCAGTAGCTGACCCATTATTTACTCCATTATATGTATAGGGGTGTATGTTTTTCTGGAGTATAACAAAAAATAAGCCCCTAAGCAAGGGGCTGTAAAAACAAGGAGAGAGTATATTATTATTATTGGGGGGGAGGGTCTTATGAATTGACTTTATACCATGGATTATATTCCTGGAATTCTGGTGAGTCAACCAGTAATTGAAGTTTTTTCCAAATCTTTTTGCGTTGCATGTCTGCATTACGTACAACATTAGGGTGTACTTCCCATGCAAAGAAGTTTCCTATAGTGTCAAGCTTCGCCCATAGATACGCATACTCCTCGTCCGGAGTTCTGATCTTGCTCTTGTCCACTTTCATGTAATTCCTTCCCATCTAGTAGATTCTCATACACCTCAACAACCTTATCCAGGTCAATGTCAAAGAATTCAGTTGATCCACTAAACTTGTTGGCGGGCTCATAGCTATACTCTTTAAAGTATGCATGAAGCTGAGCCTCTTTTTCGTATACGTTCCCAGTCTTACGAAATCTCTTAGGCCTGCAGTAAGGGAACTCTCGGTATTTCTTAAATATGCTGATGAGTATTTCTGATACTCGTTCTTCTATAGTCCTAGCTGTTACGCCAATTTTAACTAGCTGCTTACCATCTAGCTCAAAGTATACTAAATACAGTATGCCTACATCTTCTTCTAGACTAAGGCCTTCCTTAGAAATCTTCATCATCGTCATGAAAGTTTAGAGGCTTGTACGGACTATCAATACTGTCATATAGTTCTGCCTCTAAAATTTCTAAAATCTCTTCGTAGGTTAAGCTACCATTTTCTCTGCGTAGTCTTTTTTCTAATTCTTCTTGCATAACGCACTCATTTATAAGGGTTTCTTGGGTTAAATAAATGTGTCCATTATAGCATTACTTATTCCTAAAGGAAATACTCAGGGTAGTTAGCTATGTCTTGTGGGTTATGCTTACCTTCTTTGTCTATATAAAACGCAGGACGCTGCTCTAACATAGCCAGTGCAATTTCTACACCATTATAGAACCCCCATTCATAGTCTTCATTAAATGGGGTACCCATAACCATATACATATCACGTATCTGTCTAAGCTTATGCTTTGTTGCTTCTTCGCTAGTCATTATTCAGCAACCTGGTATTTGTAGTTCATCAGCTCAGCAGCCATTGCGCTAAACATCTGCTCTTTATTACCAGTGTGTTTAAAAGCAGCCACTAGGTCTCTGTGTTCTGCTCTGCCTAGTTCAGTACTAATCAAGTTGTTAACGCTGTACTGCATTGCTTCTACTTCTTCAGGCTTCACTACTTTTACCCGACCTTTCTCCTGCTCCATCTTAACAATACGAGCTAAGGTGTTAACTTTATTAGTAGTAACCTCGTAACCTTTGTCCGGATCAATGACCACAACACTGTCACCGTTAAACAAAGGCTCCACTAGTTCTGGACGTGCCGTAGCTACTAGCTTGAAGTTCTGCAGACTACGAACGGATACCGCCCATTCCTCTGCAATTTGCCCGTTTGTTTGTCCGGTTCGTTGTTGATCTAGGTAACCACTAACGATCTTCTGTGTTTCTGTCAAGTTACGGCGAGTATTCAAACTCTTAACAACCTTGGCTACTTCTTCTTCTGTAAGCTTGTCACCTAACGCACGAGTCTCCAGAGGAATGCCCAGCGTTGTACATGCAAGCTGTCTACATCTACCGTCTACAATCTTACCACGCCACAACACAGCAGGTTCGTTCTGTCCATTGCGCAATATGTCTTGTGTAAGAGCTTGCTGCTCTCGTGTTCCTGCCATTGCTACGATATTAGCTAATGGGTGTATTTCATAATAATCAGTCATTTTTCCTTACTCTCTCCCACCATTCTTCATATACTTTCTGTGCATCACACAGATCTAATACTAATTGCACGACAAGCTCATCTTGAAACTCGTCTTCACACCATACCAGTAACTCATCAGGGGTAGCGTAGAACTCTCCAACCCACTCTTCCTCTTTACAAATACCGGCAACCCAATGTTTGGGTAAGTGTGCAATCATTCTAATCCCATTTCCTGTGTCAGCCTTGCTAACTCATCCAGTGCGCAACTTGGACATAAGTGCTGTTTGTCTTCATGGTCAAACCCAGTCTTAATAATGATGCCACATATGTCACACAGGACAGCGCCCATACCACTATTAAATCTGACGTCTGCAATTTCGTATCTCTTAGTCAAGTACTGATCTCCTAGGTTTGTTTCTCCAGTACCCCGCCCCCCATCTGTTACATGGGTAAGTACGCATTTTAATTGGTGCATACTTGTGAGGGCGAAAGCTAGTAACAATAGAGCCCATCTTCATACTCTTGTAGGTCATTGCCTTACGGAGCTGCCAATACAGTTTACTCTTCATCAATCCACCATCTAATTTTCTTGCCGTACCACGCTTCAAACAACATGATTAAAGAATCGTACGGTATTACAGTCTCACCATGCAAATCCCAGAGGAAGTCGCTAAGAGCATTCCAGTCTTCGCAGTGCATAGGAGCTAGGCTGTATTCATCCCATCCATCGTAACCTTCCTTGCTACTATCTCGGATATCAATACGTCCAGCACAGTAATTAGTAGTAATCTGATCGTATTCCCACCAGTCACCTGCTTTGTAGCCCTTAGGAAAGAACACTCTGTCTTCCCCTAGTTTCTCGCAGATACCAACAGTAAGTCCACGATCTTTGTACCACTGCATAGATACAGGACCCATCCAGTTAGTAGAGTACGATACACTCATCTTAGTTACCTACTAGTTTATCTGTTATTTCTTTTATACTTCCTTCTACCTTCATGAAGTAACCGGCATCCAGGTATATGGTGGGGTAGTTCCCCTCTTTTATGTATGCAACACGATCAGGGTTGATATAAACAGTATCTCTAAAATTACCATCTACTCTTACAAATCTAACTAGGTTACTCATCTTTTACCCACTTATTACCAAAACAAAAATACTGCATCTTACGCCAGAACCAATTAGGATGTTCTCCTTTTAGTGGTCGCCATATAATGCCGTTATCCGGTTTACCTCCAAATAGGTAACAAACCCATTCTGAGTATTCTGGTATTTCAATAACGCTGCCAGGAGCAGTACTCTCTATTGCTTTCCAGTCAATTATAGTTTGGTTATTATCCATTATCTTTCTCCTGCATGTACGCTTCTAGTACTGCAGTAGGGGTAACTTCAGTAATACCAGCAACGACCATCCATAATAGGCCTTGCTCCATTACAGCCTTACGCTCTTCCTCAGTCATATCAATTGTGTAGGTAGCCGAACCATCTTCGTGCTCTACTTCTTCAATAACTTGCATATCAATCTCCTAGTTTCTATGTATGCATTATAACCCTTGCACACTTATTGCGCAACCCTTGCACAGTACTTGCACGGACATTACAGGACAATAACCTAAATTATTTTAAACTAACACAGCTTAGCTAAGGTGACAGATAAGGGACATTATTATGTCTATTGTGACGTAATGAGTCATATAAAGGACATTATAGTGTCAAATGGGTTATGTATGGGTCAAGCAAATATGGGACTGTATTCCCTGTAAGGAAGGGAACTAGGGATTAATATACCAATTATATTTTCACTAGTTGGGTGTTTGTGAAAGGGTAGTTTCACTGTATAAAGATACAGGGTGCGCAAAACATACTACATATATTTATATATACAAGGTGCGCAATTCTGCACACCCCCTAAAAAATTCTAGGTGTGCAATTCTGCATACCTAAATGAGAACAGTTCTCAACAACTTCATGTGGGAAATTTTTAAAATTTTGTAAGAGGGCATTACTCCCCCTCGTCCGCTTACGCGACCGACTACCCCCCGTGGTTGCTGATGTAACGTCCCTTTTTTCTGAGGGGGGTGCGTGTTCTAAGTCCTGAGTATTGTGTACGGGTGTGGCCACAGGGGCTGTACCATTAACGCCAACAGGAGAGATACCATGGCTGATACCATCTTAGTCCGTGCAATTAACGGCAACGTGAAGAGCAAACCTATCAAGGTCTTCCAAACAAAAACCGATGTTAAACTACCAGCACAGTTCGTACTTCGCTTAGACGCAAGTGTGAATCGTGAAGGTGAAGAGCAGATCAAGCTCAACAACATCAACCTCAACCTCATCGCATCTCACAATCCTGAGTGGCTCACTGAAGCTGTGACTGGATTCCGTAGGGATAAGGACGAGGTTACCTACATCATCGCTGAGCTTGTTAAAGATGACATGCCAGTGACTACCCAACTAGCTAAAGTGGAGGCTTACTAATGGCTACTAAACAGAACAACTCAATCCAACTACCACCAATCGCTGAACCTAAGAAAGGTGGACTCGGCATGGTGTACTCAGAAACTACTGGTGCAGTGGGCGAAGTGTTCGCTGCAATCGGTACTCTAGCAGGTGCAGGTCGTATGCTTGCACAGAACGCAGAAGGTCAGGCAGCTATCTCACGAGTAGAGACAAGCCACGAACTTCTCAAGGCAATCGGTGTAGAGGCCACAGGTGTAGAAGCACTTGTAGCAGCAAACCACCTAGTTGCTTACATCAAGTCAGTACGCTAAGGAGTACATCATGAACCAGACTATGGCTACTAAATGTAAAGAAGTTCAGCGTCAAACAGCTGGCACTCAACGTCTATACTACGTCGTTAATGGTGTAGTAACAATGGTACATACAGGAGAAAAGAACAATGGTAACTCGTCGAGCACGTAAGGCAGCAAATGAACTAGTGGTACTCTACTTCACAGTCGGAGCATCGCTAGGATTCATCGCAGGATTCACTGCCGCAATCACAGTACTATAAGAGTTGGGGACCTTCGGGTCCTCACCTTTTTTTTTTGACACTGACACGACACGACACTGTTGTGATAGCCACCTGAGCGCTAGCGAAGGGGGGTGCCAGTTCAGGCTTGGTCACGGTTGTGTGGGATAGTCTGACTATCTTAATGATCATTAACTCAAGAGGAAAACAAATGGAACTATTAATGTTAGTAGTAGGCATTGTCCTACTGTGGAAATTCTCCAGTGTATTGAACACGTTAGCAGTAATGCTACGTAGTACTACACAGGTACAGGCAGAAAAGATTATTGGGGATGCAGTAATCGATCGATCAGAAAACTTTGAGTCATTCAAACACAGAACTGATGGAAAGACTTTGTACTCTCATGGGGAAATCATGCAACATTTCCGCGTAGACGAGTAAGTACACGCAATTATATGCTAGTCCCAGAGCAATCTGGGCTAGTATTCTCCATTTCCTACCAATTTTGACCTGCTTAATCATACAGATAGTCACTTAGTATTTGAGTACATCTTCGTACACATACTTTACTAAGTAATATTATCAACAACTTAAGCACACCTAATTATGCAAAATCTGCATAATCCTAAGTACAACACATACAGGTAAACAACATGGAAACTATCAACCACAGAACACTGATCAAGATGCTGGCACGTAAGTATTTCAAGATACCTAAAGGTGTCTACATCAACCTGCGTCAGCAAGATAACGAATGCAAAGTATGGTACACCTCAGATAGAACAGGTGACGTTGTAGTATACTTTAACACTGCTGACCTTTTATAGGAGATAGCCTATGATAAATCATAATGGCTTTAACTATTATGTGGAAAGAACTACAGGTAAGATTGATTGGTATGACTATGCTCATGAAGATGACCGTATAGACTATATAGTTGCGACTTCGTTAAGAATGGCAGATATATACAGTATGATCATTGTAAAAATTAAGTATATAAACGAATCTTCTTGCTCTGAATATAAAACTACTAACGGTAAACGAGCAGCATTACGTGTGGTGCTCGGTAACGAAGACTTGGTTTACATAGACGAAGTAGAAGATCTAGTGGACAGCTATTATGAGGAATACCCAGAGGAATTTATATGACAGCATATGAACTAGTGCAACCAATGGATAACAGTAAAGAACTAGTGATTGGCTTATTCTCGTCAGGAGAAGAGGCTTACATTGCAATGTGTAAGTATGTCCAAGAGACTGGACAGTATGAATCAACCTTTACCGTTCGTAAGATAGACGACGAGGAGTACATGTAATGAGATATCCTGAATACATTGTGGATATGTTTAGAGATTATCTAGCAGCGGGTAATGCTGAAGATTATGATCCGAATGAATGTGAGCATATGCTGGACATGATCCAGATAGAATGTGAAACCTATGCATCTGAGTCAGGTGCAGATCTAGAGCTTGATTACGAACAGGATACTTGGTTCGAAGATCTGGATGAGCAAACTAGAAGGAGATGGTAATGTGGTATCTAGTGGATAAGAACACAGGGAGACGTCTGTGTTACTCGAAAGAGAAGTCATCGCTTGAAGTACTGATGGTTAAGGTAACGTATCAACATTGGGAGCTAGTGTATGGCGACTAAGGTGGCAATCAATGCTAACTGGGGTGGATTCATGTTCACCGAAGAAATGCGGATATGGATGGCAAGTCATGGTGTAGTTGACCGAGATTACTATGGTCTAGAACGTCATGATCCATTAGTTATCCAATGTGTCGAATCTTGCAAAAATGTAGGGGATATCATTATTGTCGAGATAGACGAAGACCGTTACTTCATAGAAGACTATGATGGAATGGAAATACTATATACACCTGACTCATGTCCATGGGTCATGGTGTAAAAACAACTTAACTAACTGAAACAAAAGGAAAATATCACATGAACATCGAAGAATTGAAAGCAAAAGCAGAAGCAATCAAAGCAGCCAATGCGGAGAAACTCCGTGAGAAAGTACAGGTTGCACTGTTGCAAGCTACTATTGAGCGTGAAGGTAGTGAAGAACTACTGAATGCACGTGCAGCAATGGAAGCTAGTCGACTACAGACTGAGAAACTTCAGTCAATGGTCGGTATCTGTGAAGGTCTGGTTAGCAGTATGCCTATCAAGAACCGTAAAACAGATGATATGCGTAAGTGGGCAGGTAAGCACCGCTACAACTATGGTACACAGGTTGACCTGATGTATCAGATTGCTACAGGTATTCTGTACTCTTGCCAGGAACACAAAGATCTGCTTCTCATTGAGACAGGTCTGAACATGGAACTGATTGAGAAGACAGTAGCTGCATTCGGTACACCAGCTTACTACTCACGTAACAACAACGTGATTGTAGACGAAGTACCGTACAACGTGCCTGCAGTACGTAATGTGCTTAGCGTGTTGCAATCGGAACTAGGGGTAGTAGCTGATGTGTCAGCAATTACCGAAGAGAACTTTGAGAAAGAGTTCCTACGTGCACAGGAAACTGCTGAGAAAGCCTACGAGCAAGCTCAAGAAGCAATCGCAGAAGTGGAATTTGTACTGTAATACGCGTAACACCTAGAGGGGCGAAAGTCCCTCTACTCTTTTATGTAAACTAAACTCAGGAGATAGTCTCATGCGTGAGCAACTACTTGAAGGACGGCTAGAATATCCAGGTTCAGCTATCTTTACTGATTATCCAGAGCAGGAAAATGAAATCCGCTCATTCTGGAAAGCAGTATGGATGAATTTCCTTAATGATAGCGATACCAACGGACTGTTCTGGTACGACAAACTGGGACCAAAGCTCTATAACGACATTGTACGACGTCTATGTGCCCATAATTGGGTAGAAAGTCGTAGTCTAACAGGTCGTAAATGGGCATCACTGAAGCTTAATGCTGATAAATTGTACGACTATGTAGATGTGGATGAGCTTAATAGCATCAAAGCAAACTACAAGTACGATAAATATCTGCTTGAGTGTCGTGAAGCTAGGGCATCTAAACTAGTGAGGCAGAATGGTAAGACTAAACGTACTGGATTAGTGCGTACAGGATTCCGTGATGCTGGTAATACTCAGTTTGGATACGATATGGCAAAACTGAAAGAGTATGAGAAGGCTGTCAAGCTGAATCTTACTAAATCTATGGATAAGATCCGTCAGGAGTATCCAGAAATGCAATCTGATGATGCAAGTTACGATAAAGTATCTTGTGGAATCTTCGATTGGCATAGTTATCACAGGTATGAGACTTTCACTACAGGTGATAGCATCAGTGATAGCCGTGGACGTGCTATTAGTCAGGCATTAAAGAAAGTGGCTAATCCGATCAGTAGTAAAGACTTCAGGTCTGCACTGGTCATCACTTACGAAGATTAACAAATGGAGGTACGTCATGCGTACAGAATGTGAAGCAGTATTCCTATTCATTGCAGAGCTATCAGGCTCATTCAAACCAGGCTCAGGTAACACTGAGCTTAAGGTTGCATGTGGTCAAACAGACTACATTATGGGTAACTTGCATGATCTTGATCTTGCAGATGAAGAAGATCGCAAAGAGCTACATGAAAACATGTGGCTTGAGCGTCTGTATGCTGAGCTAGACGACTACTTTCGTATACCGAAAGGGAAAGGATCTAGCCTAGTACGACACCTATCCGTGCACAGTGAGCACAACTACCGTGATGAGACCTACAAATGGACTGTACCTATTGAGCTGGATGCGTCAGCATCTATGCTGCAGTATGAAGGTATTCTATTGGGTGACAAGCGTCTAATGGAGATGACCAATGTAATTGGAGAAACTCTGGAAGATCCTTGGAAACTAGAAGGTATGTCTCGTCAAATGCTAAAGAAAGCAGCAACACCAATGCTGTATGGCTCTAGCAAAACATGTGGTGAACTATGGCAAGACAACGGGATCCAGTATGGTCCTGAAGATATTGCATTGTACACTAAAGAAATGGCAGATGGTCCATTCGGTGTAGCAAATATGTTGAAGGAGTTCATTATCAACAATGCTGCACCTAAGAGCTCAATGAAAGTCAAGATCTGGAATGAAGAGTTTGATGTTAGCTGTAACCGCTACCGAAATGTAGGAGAGAAGGCTAGAGCGTACAAGATCTGGGATAGCGAAGATAAGCAGTACAATACTGTATTGCATATGGATACTAAACGAGTACCAGATCTAAAGCAATTCAAGCGTTACTTCATGACTTTGCTTGTACATAACCTTGATAGCCAAGTTGCCAATAAGGTAATTGGTAAAGTTATGGACAAGTATGGATGGGGTATTCCTATTCATGACGCATTCATTGTGTCACCTGCAGCTGCGGCTGATGTGCGTAAATGGTATGGAGAAGAACTAGAGAAGATTTACGAGAACCGTAAAGAAATTCTAAAAGACTTCTTCATTAGCATTGGTATCTCACCAGGTAAAGCTCAAGAAGAATGGAATAACCTAAAATCTAAAGTAGTACCGTTTGAAGGTACATTCACAGCCAGCTCAATGGCACTTAAGTAAAGGAAAATATCATGCGTAGAGTACGTCGTTCACGAGTAAACAAACAGCGTAAGCAAGTAGTCAACCGTCTAGTAAGCATGGCTTCACATGATCAGGTGATCGTGGAAGCACTTGCAGAAGGCAATCGTAAGAAAGCATTCGGTCGACTAATCAATAAATGGATGGACTCCATCTCACAGGAATCGGTAATCGATCGCTATGTAGATGAAGATGCCATCGAAGTAACTAGCTATGCGTTGAATATTATCAACAAACGTTTAGAGCAGTTGTCACTAGAACTAGATTAACTGTGTCAGTCGGTACCCTTCGGGGTATCGGCTTTATTTTTTCATACCTGCAGCAATACGAGAGATGTCAGAACGGCTAATACCAATGTCATCTAATTCTCGTTTGGAAAGACGGTAAAGAATATGCTCGACTGCTCTTTTTTCTTGCGCACGAATCATTGAGATGAAAATGCGTTGGATCGTTCTTTTAATTTTGTGTTTCATAAATAATTCCTTTGTGTGTGAGGGTGTATTATACTTTTGTATAAAGCGGGAATATAGTGATTAATTCTTACTATACAAGTGAAAATTATTGTTCCATTTTTTATTCTTAGGAAAAACGGAACTATTTTTCTTTTTTATTTGGAGAAAGTTATGGACTCAAAAGTTGTTGGCTGGGCAGTATGGATTACTAAACCAGAATACATGGTCGATAAAGAGGAATTTTTTGTCTCAGAAGGGTATGAATGGGAGGATGTACTTATTTATGTACGTACTTTGGACATGCTGTATGGCTGGTACATTAATATTACGGAGTATCGATCGTTAGATAACGACGATTTTTATGAACATGAAATTAAATGGAGAAGATAATGTCTCAAATTCCACAAAAAATCATGGAAAGGCTTATTTTTCTTGTCGTTGTTCTTATTTTTTTGGCTTTTATGGGAATAGCAGGAAAAATGGACTACGAAGACGCAGTTCTTTTTGAACGTACATATAAAGAAAATGTATGTGCGGGAATTCACCCAGACTATAAAGAATGGGGAGTTAAATGCGAGGGAATGAAATGAGTTTAATATATCTAGTGCTTGCTATTGCTGGCGCTTATCTTATTACCATAACCCCTGAAACTTATATTCAGCTGGGTTACGTAGGCGTAGTTGCCTATGCGTCCTTTCAACTAGGGATGTTAGTGCAGGCTGCTGCTCTACAAGCTCAGGTAAATGAGTTTTACCGGAGTATGGAAGCAGAGTTTAACGAAAAACTTCGTGCTGCATTCAGAGGAGAAGATGATGATAGGCTTTAAAGATATGACTTTTTGTAATTCCCCATGCGGGAATACGGAATGTCGCAGAAAGTTAACGCCACAAATAATCAATGATGCGGAAGCATGGTGGGGCGGGGAAGGTGCTCCTATGGCTATTGCTAATATGGCATCTGGTTGTCCACAATTTGTTGAGGAAAAAGATTATGAGCAAGAAAATTAACAAAAAACAGATTCGGAAATTGCAGACTCACGCTGCAATTCAGAAAAAGAAGTCTAAGAAGTTAGGTTTTGGTTACATGGAAGGGTCTATTGCAGACGATTACTATGCAACAGCAGACCATCTTTCTTATGATGACTTGAATGACTTGATGGGAACTTCACGATTCTACGCAAGCATTGAAGATTAAACTAAATAAACCAAAGGAAAACATTAAAATGGCTAAATCAACTCGTAAAGTAAAAGTAATTACCGCAACTACAGCAGCAGCTCCTACATCTAGGGCTTCTTCTCGTCGTATGGGTAAAATCACAAAACGTCAGCAACGTCTGATTGATTACGATAATATCATTACTAAAAACAAAACTCTGTTTAAAGCAGGTTCAACTATCAGCCGTGCTGATCTTGTAAAACTATTTAACGTTACTAAGATCTATAACACCGGTTCTTACGCAAAAGTACACCGTTCAAACCTTAAACTTGTTGCTGTTCAGATGGATATCAACTGGTTGATGCGAGCTAACGGCTTGTACCTTAAGTCTAAAAACTACTACAACGAATTCCACGTATGTGAGAAAGAGCCTACTAAGAACACTATCGTTCGTTACGCTGGCGAAGCAGAGATTCAGGAATCATGCGAAGTACAGCTAGACCGTGGTATGGTTACTCGCCTGTCTGCAGGTACTTGGGGTACTTACAACCGAGTGTTCAACCAGAATGGCTCTCTAAAGTCTGGCCAGGCGGTAGGTAACTACACTGGTACTCGTGAAGCTAAGGCACGTAACCGAGTACAACACTACTAAAATGTAAAAGGAGACTACTATGACTATTGATCGTAGTGCTTTTGACGAAGCTATTGCTAATATGTCTATGCAAGCAAGCCCATACTTTCGGGAATATGTATTTTATTTGCACTTACTTGCTCAATGTCGTGTGGTCTTCTCAACTCAATTACAAGCTCCAGCTGGCGTAAACTTTAAAAACGACCACTACAACTTGTACATTAACCCATCTCCCGTTATCGGTTATGCTAAAAATGATGACGGTGAGATGGAACCTACTATGGGTTTTTGTTCAGACATGCCACTTGAACATCGCATTGGTATCATCAAACATGAAATGCTCCACATTGCGCTTGGTCATTTGCTGCGTGTAGGCGACAAAGACTTTATGAAATACAATGTAGCTAGTGATACTGCTCTTAACCAAGAAATTACCAGAAATCATCTCCCTAGTTACGCCTTATACCCAGACAATATCCCAACCAAAGAAGAAAATGTTCTTTGGAATCAAACAGCAGAGTACTACTACGAAATTCTTGATGACGATCAGATCCAACAAGGAGGTCAAGGAGGTAACGGTGCTGGAGGAATTGCTCTGGATGACCACGATTTGTGGATGGATACAGAAGGGGACCCAACCCTTCAACAAGAATTAACTAAAAATATGGTGGAGAAAGCCGGTAATGAGGCTATTAAATCAAAAGGTACTCTACCTAGTAATTATTCCAACATGCTTGATAACCTTATGGTACGTCGAGAAGTGGATTGGAAACGTGTTTTACGAGCTATTGTAGGCAACAAACGTGCCAACATTAAAAAAACACTGCTCCGAAAAGACAGAAGAATGCCTTTTGCCAACTGGATTAAAGGACGTACTAAAAATCGTGTATTTGAACTTGGTGTAATTTCAGATGTGTCGGGATCGGTAAATGATGATGCTCTAAAACAATTATGGGGTGAGATCATTAGCATCTGCGATATGTTTAATACACCAGTAACAATGGTTCAAGTGGACACTGAAGCTAGTCCTCCAAGCAAGCTTACCAGGGACTCCCGATCAGTTGAACGAACTCGATGTGGTGGTACTATTCTAGCGCCAGCAATTGAAGAGTTTCGTAAAAACAAGATTGATTTTGATGCTCTTGTAGTAACTACTGACGGCTACCTTTTTGAAGATGACATACAGCCTTTCTTTAAACTAGGGAAACCAGTTATCTGGCTTATCGAAGATGGCGGTCAAATCATGCCTGAAATGAATCAAGGAAAAATGCGAGCTATTAAATTAACAGGTAAATAATATGATTGGTTACGCTTATGACTCAACTGAAGATTTAGTACAGGAAATTGCTAGACGAGCAGCAAGCAACGTTACTTCTGACACTTGGGAACGTGAGCTAGAATACATTCGTGCCGAACTAAATCGTAGAGGCATAACTAAAGAAAACATTATGGACCTATACCCGGAGTATTTTATATGACTGATTGGATACCAACTAATGAATTACAATTTGTTGAACGCAGCGTATTGGGATATTACTACGGAGATTCTGCTAAAGATACCGTAATTCGTCGCATCCTTCAGCAGAAGTGGGAGCGTTACGAGTCTGAATGGTACGAAGGAGTACGAGAGACAGAATGGCGTGATATACCTGTAGTGGAGAAGAGTGATGACATTTGAAGAATGGTTTACAAACTTCCTTCATTACGAAGGCGAGCCGACAAAAGATATAGCCCAAGCCGCATGGGAAGCTGGTTATCAAGTCGGTATGGATGATGTTCCTACCGCAGAGTATGAGCTACCTGAAGGCTACGTCCTTGTACCTGTGGAGCCGACAGAGAAGATGTTTAAGGCTGGCTTAGGATGGCGTGAAAGCGACTCAGAGTTAGAGGGTGAATACCGTATGGTCTATGAGTCTTACAAAGCCATGATACAAGCCGCACAAGAGGAAGAGTGATGACCTGGGCAGACGCATTTGCATTAGTTGGCGTTTCTTGGGCATTAGCTGCAGTGTTTATTGCCATGACTAAAATGTAAAGGAGTAAAGTGATGAGCGTTTTATTTATGAAACTAGCGGGAACTACTTTCTTTTTGTTTATATTTTTTGTAATACTTACCCTTATGACTGTAGACAGAAATAAGCTTTACCAATTACAGTGGCAAGATCAGCCAGTATATGTTAAGTCTCTTGGACTTGTTTTAGGCTTTTTAGTTATATCCACTGCAACTTCTTTAATTGGAAGTATTATATCAAGTATATGGGGGTACTGATGAAAACATTTGAACAATGGTGGGATAGCGCTAGTAATTCTCCTGCGTATACTCCTCGACAAGTAGCTAAAGCAGCTTGGGACTACCAACAAGGTACCATTGAAGACCTTTTAGAAGAAAATGCTACTCTTCACCATAACTGTAAAGTTTTACTTAATGATTCAGACAAAGACGAAAAACGTATTGAAGAATTAGAAGATGAAGCTATGGGAGCTTTCAGCAAAGGTTACCAACAAGCTAAAGAGATACACCTAGAGGTCAATGGTGGTCTACTTGATAAAATTGAACATCTTAAAGAACAAATAGAATGGCATAAACGTAGGGCTGAAGGCTGGCGTTCTATTGCTATAATTGAGGAAAATTTATGAATATTTCAGAAATAAAATCTCTGATTGCCGCAGCAGATGTATGTGGTCATGTACCACTAATTAAAGGTCTTCATGGCCTTGGTAAATCTGAATCTGCAGCGCAGTATGCTAAAGAACAAAACATGCACCTAGAAACTCTTATCCTCTCTTTGATGGATACAGGTGACATGCTTGGTCTTCCAGTAACACAACGTATCAGCGGTATGGATTCAACTATGTGGGCTGCACCGACTTGGTACACTAATATTGTTAACGCTGCTTGGCCTACTCGACTACGTATGAGTAAACTAAAGTTTAATGATAATGACCTTATGGGTTATGTTTACGATTACATGGAAGATAAAGGCTCTCCAGAAATTTCTCGTGATGAGTTAAATAATCTTTACTGTGAGTATTACAATGTACAAAATAGCACTTTACAGATCTTACGTCAAAATAATGTAGGTTACTTAGATGCACGTCGTTCTGTACTGTTTCTTGATGAGTTTAACCGTGCGCCTACGGACATTCTTAATGCGTCTTTGCAGCTGATCCTGGATCACCGTCTGCATTCGCATGAGTTGCCACTAGTAAACGGACAAGAAACTCTAATTGTAGCTGCAGTAAACCCAGCAGATGGGGATTACACAGTGCAAGAATTTGACCCAGCACTACTAGACCGTTTTGTAGATTGTGAAGTAGAACCAGACTTTAAGTCTTGGATGGCTTGGGCTAAAGAAAACAATGTTAACCAAATGGTTATTGATTTTCTTATCGACAACCAGAAAAAGTTCCACTTCACTCCTGAAGATGGAAGTAAAGGTGCATCACCACGTTCGTGGACGCGTCTAGGAACCTATCTGAACCGTCTTGCTGATACACCAGCTGACATTATGACTCATTACGTAAAAGGCACTGTGGGGGCTTCTCTGGCTGCTCAGTTCATGGTCTTCTACAACAGTTATAGTAATGCTATGTCCAGCAAAGAGCTAGAAAAGATTATCAATAAAGAAATTGCGAAAGCTGCTAAAACCGGTACAATTAACCCAGAAGAAATTGCTACTTCAATTGAAACTATTGTATCAGACCTAGAGGCTATTCGTCGTCAGGAATTTGCAGATACTCTTATTAAGAAATACATTAACAAAGATGATGCAACTGCAGCTATGCCACTACTAGTTTATTTGTATGCTCTTCCTTTAGAGTCGCTAAGCTCAGTGCTTAAGTCTCTTCAGACAGAAGATATTAATAACTATGCACAATTAGCTATTCTTGATAAAGAAGCAAACAATAAAAAACTTTTTACTAAACTAGTATCTAACCTAAAAGGCCTGTAAATGCTTGATATTCTTGATATTCCTTTTATAGAACTCGATATTAATATAAATATAGATGCTCTTTTAAAAGAGTATGAAGAAGTAATTAAGCAATATGAGTTAAAAAATTACAAAAGCAACTACTGGCCAGTTCGTAGCAAATACGCTAAAAGCTGGTCAGGAGTTTGTTTAATGAGTTCTGATGGAGGCCTTTATACAGATATGCATGAAGGAAGTATAGGAGCACCCAGTTCTACTGAACTGTTACAAAAGTGTCCTAATTTTGCTAAACTGCTTTCTGATCTAGGGTGTACTTCTCGTGCTAGAGTTATGCGAATAGCTCCTAAACGTTCACTTGTCTGGCATAGTCATGTCTTAGAACATGGTACACCTCCTAATATCTTAACCGTGCAGATTCCTTTAGTTATGCCTACTGATTTTAAGTATTGCGTAGTAAATAAAGAAGAATTTAAATGGTATAAAAGATTTTTTAAGCCGAATTGGTTTAAATCAGTAGTATCAAAACGATTTCAGGTAGGTAAAGCATATGTCTTTAACTCCTATCATTACCACAATGTCTATAACAACAGTAACCAAGAACGCATCGCATTAATGGTTTATTTAGATTTAAACAACCCATACGTAAACTCACTAGTTCGTAGAAGTATTAAGGATTAATTATGGAAGTACGACTTGTTGGCTACACACAGCCTACCAGCAAATTTATTAACGAAGGCATGGACGATGTGCAGGATCTTATTTCTTTTTGTGCCCGTGTCTCTAATCCATCTAACCAAATGAATATGGTAACTACAGAAAAACTTCTGGACTACCTGGCTAAACATAAACATTGGTCACCTTTCGAGATGGCCAGTGCAACTCTAGAAATCGAAACAACTAGGGATATTGCTCGTCAGATGCTTCGCCATCGTTCATTCGCATTTCAAGAGTTTAGCCAACGTTATGCAGACCCTAAAGAATTTGGTGATCAATTTGTATTACGAGAAGCACGTTTACAAGATGATAAAAACCGTCAAAACTCTATTGAAGTTTATGATGTTGCCCTTTCTGACCGATGGGAGCAAGAACAAAATAAAGTTATTGCTGCAGCAACTAAAGCTTACGAATGGGCAATTAAAAATGGTATTGCTAAAGAACAAGCTCGTTGTGTCTTACCGGAAGGTAACACAAAGAGTCGTCTTTACATGCAGGGTACTATACGTTCATGGATTCATTTTATTGAACTCCGTTCAGGTAACGGTACGCAAAAAGAACATATCGAAGTGGCTAAAGCGTGTGCTGAAGCTATCGTAGCCATTTTCCCTCTTGCCGCTAAATACATTAGCGAGTAGGTTATAAAAGGAGCTTGGTTGTGATACAATCGAGCTTCCCACTCCTGCATAAGGTAATTATAATAACTATGGCTCGACAAAAAAGAAGTAAGAAACCCCTTCTTGCTGACAATCATCTAGCGCTCGCTGATATCTCCCCAATGACAGACAACCAACAGTTGTTTTTTAAAAACTTTGATAGTGATAAATCTCAAGTTTTAATGGGTTATCCAGGTACTGGTAAAACTTTTATGGCTTTGTATAAAGCTTTTGAAGATTTAAATAATCCTTTAACAGATTATCAACGCATTGTCATTGTAAGATCAGCAGTACCAACTAGGGATGTTGGTTTCCTACCGGGAACTTTAGCGGAAAAAGGAGAAGTTTATGAGCTTCCTTACAAATCAATTTGTACAGAACTATTTGGACGAGGTGACGCTTACGATATTCTGAAAAAACACAGAACTATCGAATTTATTACAACATCTTTTATTCGTGGTCTAACTTTAGATCGATCTATTATTATAGTAGACGAATTTCAAAATATGACCGCTCACGAAGCAGACTCAGTAATAACTAGGGTCGGTAACTTCAGTAAAATCCTTTTATGCGGAGATATTCTGCAGCGTGATTTAACTAAAGGTTCAGAAAAAAATATTGAAGAACTGCTAAACGTATTACGTAAAATGGAAAATACCTTTGACTTTACAGAGTTCGGAGAAGATGACATTGTACGTTCTGGTTTAGTCGGTGATTATATCAAAATGAAACATCGAGTGTATCCAGACGGATACAAGTAAAGACTTCAACTACCTTAGGGCCGTTTGGTTACTTGAAGACAGTTAGAGTTCTGTATAAAAACTCATTTTTCAGTTTGAACTATAAGGGCTCCTTCGGGAGCCTTTTTTTATGGAAATAACAATGACTTCAACTAAACAAACATTACAAGAATTACTTAATTCTACAGAAGCAGCTGATCTAATCGCAGTAGAAAGTATGATATGGCATTACAATGCTTTGATGGAAGATAACCAAAAGTTATACCTAAAAGAAGATAAAGGCTCTCACAATTATCATGATATCCATAACAATATTGTAGTTATGGAAGCATTAAAACAAGTTTTAAGATTTTATGGTACATTCGTAGAATAGCAGTTTAGTCTCCTTAGCTCAGCTGGATAGAGCACGATCCTTCTAAGATTGTGGTCGCAGGTTCGAATCCTGCAGGGGACGCCAATATACATAAGGAAAAATTATGACTGACCTAGAGTTTTACCAAGTTATAGAACACATAAAAAGTTGTAATGACTACTTAGAGGGTAAAATCCATAATGGAGTTATCCAACAGATCGCTAAAGATGGTGCAGAAAAAGCTGTACTTGAATACCGAGAAGCTTTACACCTAGATTTAGCAGAAGCAGGATTACGATTGGAGAAATAAATGCTTATCACCGCAGGCGTTATGTGCCTTGCACTTAACATTTACCATGAAGCTCGAAGTGAGCCTTTGGCTGGACAAATTGCTGTAGCTGAGGTTGTCCTTAACAGGGTTGCTTCACCACATTTTCCTGATAACGTTTGTGACGTTGTCAAACAAGGAGAATATGTGAATGACCACCCAGTAAAAAACCGCTGTCAGTTTAGCTGGTGGTGTGATGGAAAATCAGACAAACCAAAAGACACAGTACGTTGGGGAGAAGCAATCAACCTAGCTGCTGCTATGTCCCAAAAAGAATTTGTAGATATTACAGAGGGTGCTCTGTACTATCATGCAACATATGTTTCCCCTAGTTGGGCAAAACATTACAAAAAAACTGTAAAAATCGACAACCACATCTTTTATAGGTGATTATTATGCGTAATAGAGACCCTGAAATTACTACAGAATACTTTAATACTGAGTACCAAGGTATTGAATATATTGTTACATACGAACTTGCATGTTATTGCATTCGTCCAGGTAACTATAGCAGCCGAGCTGCAGATCCTGATGAGTATTACGGTGAGTATCGTTACGAGTTGCTAGACATTACAAATATTGAAGCGTATGATCCTAAAACAGATGAAAGTTGGGATCTTGATGATGTACCTGCTTGGATTGAAGAACAAGTAGAAGGTGCTGTAGACTTTTACAACTAGGGGGCGTTATGTCGTATGTTGAAGAAGTATTATTTGATGAAGAGCATGATTGCTTTTTACTCCCTCTAAATGATGAATTACTTTCTGAATTAGGTTGGGAAGTTGGTGATACCCTTATTTGGTGTATTGAAGGAGAAGACGTATGTCTTCGTAAATACGAGGAACCTAAAGATGAAAGATAGATTTGATTTAGAAAACGATATTAATGCGCTGTGGTCTAGTGCATCAGACTTGAAAACTGTTACTGAAATGATGTATGATTCAGACTTCATCTACAATTCTGATCGTACATTTAATGTACTTTACGGTCTTGCAGAAGTCATGGAAGCAAAGCTAGGGCGCTTAGAAGATACATTCTGCCAAGTGTTCCAGTTAAATGAGTACTCTTCTGAAGAGATTAAACAAGCTCGTGCTTACATGATGGATCGCTTTGAAGAAGCTAAAGCCGATATGGAAACAGAAACAGAGCAGAAGTGGAAAGATTTCTTTGATCAAGCCGATAAGGTCGAATGGCCTGATCGTGATGAAGGAATGTAAAACGAGTTAATAAGGCTGCTCGTAAAATAGCCTTAAACACACACACTAAAGGTAAAATTATGAAAAATGCATATGAAATTCGTTCAGACGTCCTAGCTATGGCTAAAGACTACATGGATAAACAACTAGAACTTAATACTGAAGCTGTACGTAAAGCAA